ACGGTCATCTCTCAGTTCACCAGTCGATGCATCGTAAACCATTTTATTTCTATACTTCACCATAACGTCACGTAAATATTGTTCAGCTTTACCTTTTGGTAAATTACCTACGTCAATATAAAATATTCTACGTTCTGGTGCTCTCGATAGTCTGTAAATAACAATTGCATCTTCAATCATTCGCAATTGATTTAAAGGTTTAATTGCTTTGTGTAGATACGAAATAACAAAAGTGTTTTTTGCATCCATCAAACCTGAATTGACATTAATTACCGCATCAGGTGCAATTCTTAAACCGTTATTAACTTGTGCAGTATATGTTTGTGTATTTGTACCTTTGTCATTATACACATAGTATTCTGCGATAGATTTGATTACATTGGCACCAGTTTTTGGATCTCGGTCTTTTTTAATCTCACGTACCTTACGAATCTTACGTGGGTCAATGTATCGTAATTCTTTAATACCTTCTTTTGGATTGCTCTCATCAACAACGATATGATAGTAAATTCTACCATCGATGTACCAACGCTTAAACAAATCATCAGCTAAGTTGCTGAAATTAACCATTCGAAGAATTGTTTCAAACTCATCGATGATTTTCTTCTTAATAGAATCTGGTTGTTTTAATTTATCTACGATAATATCAACAACTTTACCATCTTCTGTATGTGTGATTGCTTCATTAACAATCTCATCAATAGCCATCTCACATTCTGGATGATTGGCCATTTCTCTATAACGAGTAATAAGTTCAAGTTCATTACGAACCGAACCTTCTAAATCTACATACGTACCATAGTACGCATTAGAGGTAATAGTAACCGCACCGTCATCAATAGATTCGGTGGGAAGTGCAAAAGAAGCTTGCTCAGGTTGTTGAACCTGAACAATATCTTTTTTACCTAAAGTAAAACCAAAAAGTTTTATAGCCACAATATAATAATCCTATAGGATAAAAGGAAGAGCAAAGCTCTTCCTTCTATTAAGCAACACCGTCTTCAACTGATTCCCACCATTGATATGAAAGATTCACTGTGAATTCTTCAATCGTATCGTTGGAACCCCAATCCACATCAATCGCTGATAAATCTGTTGGAAACAATCCAAGAAATTTATACCTTTTGATTGTTTCGCCACTCTTTGCAAACTGTTTAACATCACCATCAACAGTATAACCTGTAGGTGAAGTTGCAGCTGCATTACGAAGATTTAGACTATGGCTATTTAGACCATTCATCCAACGTTCGAATGCATTACGTATGATAAAGTCTTCATCGTTAATAACGGTGATAGACCAGTCTGCGAAAGTTCTGTTACCTGCAAATTTTAATTCACGACCAAAATACTGCACAGGCACCATGTTAACAGTTGAACCAGGTAATTGTGCAGTCTTACACATAAATGTTAATTTTGTTTGTGCTGTTCCAGGCAATGCGAATGCAGGAAACGGCATACTCACCTCAAATAAATTTGGGCGGGCACCGTCACCTTGCATCTGAGAGCGGAATTCGTTTACATTAAAAGCCATTTGTATTTTCTCCTATCTCTCTATTTATTAGAATTTTCCGACTATTTCATTGAACGCAACACCTGTACGTACTGCTACAAAGTTGAGTTGTATGAAATTAATCGAACGAGCTGGTTTAATATAAATGTCACCTACAAATTGATTCTGATCTATAACTTCTGGTGTATTATTTGTTGTATCGCAAACAACACGGTAGTCATAGATGCCACGGCGACCTTGAATATCACGCAAGTATGGCTCTACAAGATTTACAAACTGAGCTCTTGTAAATTCATCGTTGAATTCAAATAGAGTTGAACGTGATGCCTTAGCAATTGTCTTCTCTAAGATCAAGAATAAACGGCGAACGTTAATACGATCAAATGCTGAAGGTCTATTTTGGAAAGTCTTATCACCATAAAGAATTGTACCTTCACCTGGGAATGTAACTACTGGATTAATACCAGCTTTATAGATCATATCACGTTCAGATTTCTTAGGATTCCATGAAAGTTTAACTACATTCTTAATTTGTCCTCTATTTAAACCTGCTGGTGAGAACCATGGATCTCTTTGTATATCTGTTCTAGCACATAGACCTGCGATATCAGCATTTAAAGGTATCCAACGATAAACGTCACTATATTTGTCGTACTGATATTTCCAAGCAGAGTCGATTACAACATATGAACTTGGAGTTAAAGTAGTGATTAGATTTGATATTGCTAAAGCTTCCGAATCAGCATTATCAATAACGTCTGTTGAAGGTGGAGAAACAAATAACATACAATCTTTACGATCATCAACAAGGCTAATTAAGTTATTAACTGTAGTTGCATCTGTATATGGACCAGCCATCAATAAAGAAATATCTACTGAATCTGAATTATTGAACAAAGCAAAAGATGTTTGTACATTAGCTGAAACTGGAGCAGCATCTACACCGCCAGCTAAAGTGTATCCGATAATCTCGGCAGACTTATCAAAACCAGCTTCTCCTTGAGCGGCTACTGTTGTACCCCAATTTGTACCTACTGTAGGATGTTTTAACCACCACAAATATTTTGATTTATTATTGATAACATCTTTATAATAATTTGATGTACCGTCTGTATTTTTAGCATCAGAAGCTTTAGATACAAATCCATATTTTTCTAATACGGTGTTTGCAGTACCAGTAATTTTACCAGTAGCATCTAAAACTATGATATGAATTTCGTCATTTGAAGAACCACCAGGAATCTGTAAAGATGCATAATCAGAAGCTGAAGGTGAAGTATCAAATTGATTCTTATATGTCCAAGCATTAAATACGGTATTGTTAGCATCACAAATTTCGATACGAATGCCATTTGCTAAAGTGCCTGGATATTTTGCTGCGAAAAATTGTGTTCCTGATCCACTAGAATGATTATCTATGTAATCAGTTTCATTTAAAATGACCGGTCCAGTTCCGTTATCGACAGCGTTTTTTGCGCTGGCTCCAACCGAACGTACTAATTTTAAATTGCTTCCATAAGCAAGGAAGTTTGCTGCTGTGAAAAACGATGTAAATGTGTTACCGTCAGGTTTGCCAAAACGCTCAACCAACTGAAGTTCATTATTAATGGAAGTAATTTCATTAACTGGACCCCAGTTGAAATTACCGGCAAAACCACCGATAGTAGTAGCTACAGAGGGAATGACCGTTGTTAAGTCAATCTCTGAGACATTTACACCTGGTGATAATTGAAATGCCATGGTTTAATCTCCTTTTATCAGGCTTTAGTAATTCTATTTTATGTTGTATTTATGTTTTTAGAAATTTGAGGGAGTATATCCTTGACCCCTTATATCGTCATACCATGCCATACCTTTACTATCAACCGTAGGTTCTGGTCTTCCATCATCTATAATACCAACTGGCAATAAGTCTTCTTCTGCACTCATGTTGTTTTCTTCAACCAGAACTCTACGAATATCAATATTTGTACTATCTCTAAAATAATTCTGCGCTGCAAGCCACGCAAACTGAACTAGTCCCATAACTAGGTCGTCATAATTACCTTCTTCAGCAGCATACGAATCTTTAACCCTAGCAAAAGTATTTAATTCTGCAATGGTGTCAAAGTCATTAATAATTAATTTATCAGATTCGATAAGTGTCTTTAAGTTTGCACATCCAATCTTTTTAACGGATTTGGTGGTTCTCAAACCAAAAGAAGTCGCACGTTTAAAACCACCAGATATACTTTGACCTTTAATGTGGTGATGTTCAATTTTGTAGATGTTTTCGTATTCTAAGTCATAATGCAACACATCTACCACTTGTTGACCTATATTATTCGTTTCAATTAAAGCAAAGGCCTCATTGTACCTTTTAGATAACGAATAGATAACCGTCGGAAACAATAATAAAGGCAACTTATTACTACGGTATTTTGCCACTTGTCTGTACGGTATTTGAGTTACGTCAACCACATTGATTGTAGAATAGTCTTGGTTGACACCTTCGGAGCAGTCAACACATGAAACGTACATGTGACCTTTCTGTGGCATTTCATAGATGTCCAGACCGTCCTCCGACTTAACAGGAGTGTGAAACGCAAGTGATCTCAACTTCACACCAGAGATCAATGTTGCCGTAGAACCAATAAATTCAGTTTCAAATTCTTGCCTAAACTGTTCTTCACTGGTATTCCGAATAGTTTCATCTCGCCACTTCGCATCTCGACCTGGAACCATAGACCAATGTACTTCAACAGGAACATACATTGATCTCTTTTCAATTGCATCTGTCCACATCTTATAGAATTGATTCAATCCGGTAGGAGTTGAAACGATAATTACTTTAGATGTTTTACCAGAAGAGATAACAGGATACGTTGACATGAAGAATTCTTGTGCCATGTTATGTGGTACGAACGCAAACTCATCTAAGAAGATTAAGTTAAATGTACCACCACGGACACCAGCAGCAGAAGTTGCATATGCAAAAATCTTCGAGCCGTTTTCTAGTTCTATGTTACCTTTATTCCAAGTAATGATACCTTGTTGTAACCATAAAGGTAGATGTTCGTATGCTAATTGAATTTTAGCAAGAATGTCACGTGCTAATTGACCTTTGTTTGCAAGAATACCTACAACATAATTCTCGCTGAATAAAACAGACCACAACATATAACCGACCGTTGTGGTTGTTTTTCCAACCTGTCGAGGCATTTTACATATGATGAATCGATTATCCTTGAAGGTACTTACCATATCTTCTTGGAAATTCCACATGTCAAAAGGAACAAGGCCTTTATCAACATGAACAATCTTTACATAAGTTTTAATAAAATGTACGGGGTCTTGGGAGCATTTTAATATTTCTGCTACCTGTTCCTCTGTGTATGAAAGTTCGACACCAACCCGTTTAAGGTTTACATTACCAAGATAACCATCATTCATTATTTTATAATACTACGTAACATCCATGCGTGTTTTTGGTGATTAGCTAAAATGTCTTGCAAGAAATTAGAAACTGCGGGTTCACCAGCTTCATCAGCAGCAACAATACCTGCACGTAGATGAATGATGAAACGATCATTGTCATTCTTTAATTCACTTATCATTGCAAGTGCTGGTGGAATATTAGTTGTTTCTGGTATATCAGATAACTCTAACATTCTTCCTAAAGATGTAGGGGCATATGCATCTAATTGACGAATATGTTCTGCAATAGTATCTGTCTGATCGAAAACAGATTCGTAGAAATCACCTAGAAAACCATGGTATTGTGGAAAGTTTGAACCTTCGATATTCCAATGAAACGAATGTGCTTTAAAATACAAAGCAAAGTTTGTTCCTAGAATAGTTTTTAATTGTGTTATTAATGTTTCCATATTAGTCCTATTTATTATCTTTTAAAAGTTTCATTAATTCGTTAGTTGAACCTACGAACACAGCCTTATCAACATTGATAGGACCATCATTCTTTTTACCTGTCAAATCTTTCTTACGTTTCTGAATCTCCATTAAATCTTTATTCAAATCAGAAAGACTTTTAATTAGATTGGCAGCGACTTCATAATCTCTCGCCTTTTCAGATTCTTTGGCAACATTAAGAATACCGTCAACTGCTTTGTTACCTTTATCTATCAATTCTCTAATATTCTGACGAGCAAAATCCGCATCATCTTCTATAGGTTCTTTGACCTCGACAATGTTACTTTCAACTTGTATAGGTTCCACATCAAAAACTTCTGATAATTTTTCATTTAATTTTTTCATAATTATATATTAAACTAAGTAAGTTATAGTATCCGCAAACCCAAATTCATCATCTATCATTGCCGCAGCATTATCAGATTCAGTATGAAAGAATAAAGCCACATTACTAGTCGTCACATTACTAGTTGTTGTAGTTTCAATATAGACATTAGAATTTGCATTACGAATATAAGATTCTTCTTTGATGGCAGGCCATATGAAACTTCTTGCTGTAAATTCTAAGTTCCAAATAATTAATCTGGTTGAAGCCATATCACCTTCATAATCAACCTCATTAGATACTGAATTCAATGTAATAGGCATATCTTTAGTACCAGCATCACCCATCGTAGGATTAAATTTAACAGATACAGTATAATCTGGTGTAAAGAATGGCAATATTTGTTCTAGTATTTGTGTACCGTCTTCAGTATTTCTAACATAAATCGACATCGAAAAATCAAACGTATATGGTACAGGCATACGTTGAGACTTCAAAGTTGTCGCAGAATTGTTAGTTGCAAAGTTTTTAACAGTTGTTATTTGTTTTCTGGAAGGATCATATGCCATTCCAGTCATGTCAAATGAAATTCTAGGAACAACCGTATTGACAGACTTGAGTAAATCTGGATCTGCCAAAAGTCGAGTCATGTATTTCTCTTTAGAACCATAAGATAATGGTACTCGAATTCTTTCTTTCTCTACGCCTGCTTTAGTAAATCTAATGATTTGTAAGTCGTTGAAAATTGTACCAAATGCCACAACAATTTTTCTAATTGTTCTATTATAAAAAAACTCGTTATGTAACATTATGGCTCACCAAATGGGTTATGTTCTGTGAAGTCGATAATGCCTTCACCTTCGGTTTCTATTCTATAATTATCTGTAGCATCTTCAAATGTATTATCAAATACTGACATATCGTCTGGTGCATAGGTAGTATAAACCGCACCACTGGTATTTCCTTTTAAGAATTCTCCATTAGCGAATGAACCATTTACTCGAATGACATCCACATAATTACCAGTCCATGTATGTACTATGGCTTGAGCATTAGCATTGGCTAAAGTTGAACCTTGATAAACAATCTCACCTTGCAAATATGTACCTGAACCTACAGTTACAGGCAATCTCGTCTTACGATAATAGTCGAATGCTTGATCGTCAATTTCACTGCGACCTGTGTTTATAATTTCATCCGACATTACAAATTGTTTGAGAGTTAATGCATAAACATAAACATTACCACCACGGCCACGACCTAAAGTGTAAAACATTGCTTGATCGTTTTCATGTTCTACAAAAGTAATCTCAAAGAAACCACGTAATAAAGGTATGAAAATTAAATCACCTTCTCTAGGTCTTTTTGGTGCAGTATTATTAGCTGCTGTTAACCCACCAATTCTAGCAACATTGTAATTGGCAGTACCTATTTCATGTTTAAATCTTCTACGAGATACTAATACTTTAATTTCATCACGTATTTCTAAACCAAACTTAGAAATAAAATCTTGGTCACCATCCATACCAGTGACATTTTCCAAATATATTTCAATTGGAACTGCACTAACATATTGTTTCAGAGTATCTTCACCATATAACATATCTTCACCGTCAGGATCACGAGATGTTCTTGGTAAATAATAAACATCCATGCCATATATTTGCATTGCTTCAATAACCAAATCTTCAACTAAAAGTTGTTCCTCGGTTACTTGATTGGCAGGAAAGTTATTAAAATAAAAGTTTGTTGCCATCTTAACCCATCATGATTTCATTGGGCAGTACGTTATACATCTGCATCTCATCTTCTATTTTAGTAATCTCTAAAACAGCTTCATCATAGATTTCTTTACCATTTAAAGTAACACCACCTGGCATTTGAATGCCACCAAATTTCTTGAGGTTAGAACCCCATTGTTCTTTGATCTTAGCAGTTGCATATTGTTTTATGAATCGATCATTCCAAACATCTGTAAATCCAGCTTTAGTCATAGTAACTGAAGCAATATTACTTGTTAAATTACCTGTAATATAAATCTGTGTTGGTGAAATTATTCTATTAACTTGAACTGATTGTCCATCTGATAAAGTTATGAAATCATTTTCTATAATTTCTTGGTCAAACTTTGTACCTGTACCTGTCATCACATTCGAAGTATTTGTACCTGTTAATGTTCCAGTTAAGGTGATAGTGTCAGGATCAAGTTTACGATAACATTCAATAATTACATATTCACCTACAGTAGCATCTCTTGACCAATCAATATCTAACATCAATCGATTCTGCAATCTATTAAATCTGAATTGTGGAGTACCAGAAAACAACAGATTCAATGTACGAATATGTTGCATGGTAATCTCATAAGACACATAAGATACTGAGGTGAAGTCATATAAATCATGTAATCTTAATTGATATCTCAAATCAAACATATTAACTGAAGAATTTGAATCATCAAAAGGTAAAACAGAATGCACAAATAGTACCGAGTCTGGACAATAAATCCATCTACGATCAATATCTTCTTGTGTAAAACGATGCTTCATGTAAATCTTTTCACAACCATCAAAATGATAGTCATGAAAGAACTGTAAAGCATCATCAATACGATCTTCAATTTGGTCATCATCTACATTAATTTGAATTACTGGCCAACCTAAACGGCGCATACAGTAATTTTTAAATTCAGCTCTTGTAGTAATTTGTGCCATGTTTTTATCTTTAAAGTGATTACGCTTGTGCTTCTGACCAACGAAGTAGTAATATTGAGTTTGAAGCTGTACCTGCTGATAAACGAATATTGACAGCTAAAATATCAGAACCGTCAGGATATTTAAAGTCGCCACCTAAAGGTGAACCAGATAATTCTTTCAACTTTCCTAGATTTAATACCTCTTTACTAGCACCACCGGTATCTGTAGGTCCAGTAAACGCAAAAACTTGTTCTCCAGGTAAAGCAAATGTTCCTGATATCCAAGTGAATGATGTTGATACTTGAGCAAAACTAGGTTGACCGCCAGCAGCTTCTGGTGTTAAGTTTGTCCATGTAGCTGTATTCAAGTTTTTAGGATTAAGAACACCTTCAACAATAACTGAACCTGGTGTTGATCCTGCACCGTGAACTGAAACTGCAATTTCTTCTAACAGTAATTGACTTCGATTTAACAAGTCTTTTACACCTAGAGCACCAACTTGACTGTTCGAAACACTAGGTGCTAAACGAATTAAGAATGCAGTTTGGTTAGTTGTTGTTAAAGATGCTTGTGCTTTTTGATAGTTGAAAATATAACCACGATCAGCATCATAACCACCATCCATAATCAGCGCAGAACCCCAATGATTCAATGTTGGACTAGCAGTATTACTAATCAATATAACACCTGCATTATTAGTATGAGCAGCAGCTGCACCTCCCGATACTGTATTAGTTACGCCCAATTGATATACAGTCATTGATGCAGCACGTACACAACCTGTTAAATTTCCTGGACCAGATGATGTGCTTTTACCTGAGAAGTAAATTGCTTCACCCTCAATCCAAACTGTACCTGAATTCGGGAAATATCTAGTCTCTGCTACAGGAATAGTTGTTTGACTATTATCCATTGCAGAAGTTAAATAGGTTGTAGGACTATCGTTCTCAATACTGTATCGAACTGGCAAGTTACCAGAACGCATGTAAGCTTCATTGTTAACGTTATTGTTTTTAATTCTATGTGCGAAGACCCAATTACCATCAGCACCACGACACATGAAGTCAGCAAAACCTGCACCGTACCAAGTATATTGAATACCCATCATCTGCATTTTATTTAAATCAATGTTGAAACCACTTGGTCCATTTCCGTCAATGGTATCAATATTAAAGTCGCTTTGTGGTATTCTAGTTTCAGTAATTAAACTTCCTCGAACACCACTAGCAGAAGCTCCACGATAATCTGGAGTAACAAACATTAAAGTGGCATTAGCAACATTAGAAACAAAATGAGTCATACCACGAAGAACAATTTTATCTCCAGCTCGAACTTGTTCACCAAAACGAGTATTAGCTCCAATTAATTGATTGGAATTTTGTACAACTTGAATAGTTCCTGTTAATTGATTTGTGGCAGAACGTCTAACAGCGTATAAGGTGTTACCATCATATTCCCAGAATAATCCGTTCTGTTCATCAAAAAGACCAGCACGAACACTGGCGCCTTGCCATCCTGTTAGATAAGTTTTAGATACAGCATTCAATGATGCTATAGTTGAACCTAATACACTTGTTGCATTTACTGTAAACTGATAGTCATTAAGAACTGAGGCTACATTATAATAACCTTCGTAACCAGATGTTGATATACCATCTAATCTAATGTTAGCATTTGCTTGCATACCGTGATCGGCATCATCTGTGGTAACTGTAATAACAGAACCTACAGTTGTTCCTGAAGCCTGAACATTTAACGTATCATAGTTTGGTTTAAATAAAGTACCTGTTGACCACAAAAATCCTTTACCTGATTGATATCTAAAATATTTTTTACTTTGACGGACTACAGTTGCACCATATGAAGGACTACTTGTCTGTAAAGTTACGCCGCCGTCAAAAGGTCTATGTAAAAGTTTTGAATTAGAAAGAGCGTATAACGTAAATCCAGATATACCAGAAACCGCAGCACCAGCTCTAGCTAGATACGTAAAAGTTGTAGGAGAAGGAACAGTCAATACAATAAATGGTCCGGTAGCAAAGGCAGGATTTGTTCCTGTAGATACTGCGGCATAAATTGACATTCCCGGTAATAGCCCATGTTGTGAAGTGGTAGTTACTGTTATTGTTGATGGATTTAATCCATCACTAGACATAGTGGTAACTGGTATAGTTGATCCACTATAAAATGCCCCACGTTTAGCTACAGTATCATCACCATATAAACTTTGTCCATTTACTGTTCCTACTATACCTCGAGCAAAATAAGTAATATTTGTTGGAGTTGTTACAGTGTTGACTACGAAGTTACCGTCAGCTCTACTAAAACCTGCAACACCTCTATTTAATCCAGAAACACTAATTCCTGTATTACTTGGATATAAACCATGTGCTGTAGTAAATCCTACATTGATTAAACTGTTAGTTGTACTTGTTGTAGTGTAGTCAGTTGTAACTGTAGCAACGACAAGATCAACACCAGGTAATTCGTATATACTAGGATAACCTCTAATTGTTCCGTAACCTGCCCATTTGGTTGGTTGAAGTCCATATTCAAAGTCAGCATCAATTAAAGATTGTGGTGTCGATACACGCATACGTTCAATAGCGTCTGTACCAAATCTATAAGGTCTAAAACTTTCATCTTCAACACTTACAAAAATCTGTAGTTTATCTCCAGAACTTTGGCCTGTGGTATTTACACCTAATGTGATTGTAGTGTAACCGCCATTGCCTTGTAATAGATTAGGAAATGCATCTAGAGCAGCTGTTGTATAAACTGCTGTTGTTCCTGCATAGGCCGAATCCGCAAAGTTATAAAGTATAACGTTGTCTGTTGTATTCGTAATAAGTAACAAATCATCCAAGTCGTATTTACCTGGAATTCTAATCGTACCTACACCAGCATTACCTGGTGTAAAAACGTATTTCAATATATGCCGTTTTGCCATTCTATTATTTCTCCAAAATTATCTTTTATTTATCTCTAACCTAAAGCAATTGCCATTGCAGCTGCTGTAGCAATTATTGATGTGCTGATTGGTGTGTTAGCATTTAATTCATAAACAGAATTTGCAAGTCTATCAATAGCGACTTGAATTGTGGCAGGTACTTGTCCTGCCCATTTAGAAGTATTTGATGCTACATAAGTTGTATCAATAGATGCGGTTAATTCTCTAATAGAAATAGATTCGCCAGTTTGTGGTGCAGTTACGAATGTTAAAGTGTTTGCAGCTATGGTATAATCGATTACAGGTCTTTGTGCTAGACCGTTGGTGAACACGATTATATTATTAGCATTCATATTCTCAGTAACAGCAAATGCTACTGTAGTGTTATCACCTGTATATGTTCTAACATTTGTATTAGCTGAAGCTTGACCTGCAACACTGTTAGCAGCATTGTATGCTAAGTTTGCCTGTATTCTTGCCCATGCATCTGCACCACCACCTCCACCGGTATTAGCAACCGCAAAAGCAGCATTAGCATATGCTGCAGCTGAATTTGCTGTACTGTAAGCTAAGTTTGCTTGTACTCTAGACCAAGTATCTGTGCCTGCACCACCAGTATTTGCCTGTGCAAAAGCAGCATTAGCATAATTACCAGCACTAGTGCCTTTTGCATCGGCTGTATTTGCAGTAATAAAAGCAGCGTTTGAATTATCACGAGCAAACTGATCTGTACCAGCACCACCAGTGTTTGCCTGTGCAAAAGCAGCATTAGCATATGCTCCAGCTGAGTTTGCTGTGCTTCTTGCATATGCATCTTCACCAAAACCACCAGCGTTTAAGTCTGTACTAACACCGCCACCACCAGAAGTAATATCTAAAAAGAATCCTCTAGCTGATCCACCTTGTTCAAAAATTCTTAATTTGTTCCGATAGATATCAATCGTTACGCCAGTACCAGCTATTGTAGAATTAGTTACAGGTTTACCTAATAATATTTCACCACCTTCATCACCATCAGAATTTGTAACAGTTAATAATTTTGTGCTTAAAATTCCTGTAGTTTTATTGAAAGTTAGATTAGTATTTCCTGCAAAAGTTGTTCCGCCATCATTAAATTGAACTTGAGTATCAGTACCACCAGGAGTACCAGTAACACTATTGGCTTTTTCAAAAGCCGCATTAGCGTAAATACCAGCACTCGTACCTTTAGCATCAGCCGTATTCGCAGCAGTAAAGGATCCATTGGCATAGAAACCTGCACTTGTGCCTTTAGCATCAGCAGTATTGGCAGCAGTGAACGAACCATTTGCATAGTTTCCAGCATTGACGGCCTTACCATCTGCTGTGTTGGCGGCAGTGAAGGCACCATTTGCGTAATTACCAGCATTAACTGCCTTACCATCAGCCGTAGCAGCATTAGTAGTTGCGGTATTAGCCTGTGTAAAGGCACCATTTGCGTAATTACCAGCATTAACTGCCTTACCGTCGGCTGTTGAAGCATTAGTATCTGCTGTGTTGGCCTTAGAAAATGCTGCATTTGAATTATCACGAGCAAATTGATCTGCTGATCCAGATAATGTATTTGCTAAAGCAAAAGCAGCATTAGCATATATTGCGGCTGAGTTTGCTACATGACTTGGAGTATTGGCTCGTAAGAATGCTGAGTTAGCATAACTCTCAGCAGAATCAGAACCCATATTTGCATAAGTTGAACCATCATTACTAAACTGCCATTTATCTGTAGTTTCGTTCCAATGTAAGAAAGTAGGATTAGAAGAACCACGAACAACCCTAACACCAGCATCTAATGAAGGAACACCAACAACATTATAATTTAAATCTATAAAATTATCTTGTACTTGTAATGTATTTACTGTTAATGTCGTAGTACAACCAGTAACAGTAAAATTACCTGTGATTGCAACATCACCCGTAATTGTACCGCCTGAAGTATTGAATTTATTATTTGCAAGTGAGAATGCTGAGTTAGCGTAATTGCCAGCACTGGTACCTTTAGCATCAGCAGTATTGGCTGTATTATATGCTAAGTTTGCTTGTATTCTACCCCAAGGATCAATCGATCCCGATGATAATGTATTAGCTAATGCGAAGGCACCATTAGCGTAGTTGCCGGCACTAGTTGCTTTATCGTCAGCTGTATTAGCAACAACAAAGGCAGCATTAGCATAATTACCCACAGTGGTTGATGATGTGCTTCCTGCATTTGCTTGTGTAAAGGCAGCATTAGCATAGTTTCCAGCATTGACGGCCTTACCATCTGCTGTGTTGGCGGCAGTGAAGGCACCATTTGCGTAATTACCAGCATTAACTGCCTTACCATCAGCCGTAGCAGCATTAGTAGTTCCTGTATTTGCTTGAGTGAAGGCACCATTGGCATAGTTACTAGCCGCATTAGCCGATAAAAATGCACCATTAGCATAAAATCCTGCACTATTAGCAACATGACTTGGTGTATTCGCAACTATGAAGGCAGAGTTAGCCTGCGAAAATGATGATTCAATTTGAGGAGCAACATTAATCCCACCAGTCACAACTGCGGTGTTGGCGTATAATGTTCCGTAAATTCTTGTGCCGTCTTTAAGTAATGCCATTTTTGTACTTTTCGTTTAAATGATTAACTATTTATTTCACTTATAATTCAGTAAAAGTTTCATCCAAATAACCAGAAACTTGGTATGTACCATCATAGTTTTTTCTTTCAGCAACAGATATATCTAGATTAACTTCGTCAAATTCGGTAGAATATATTGCTGTGGGAGAAACCCTTATTTTAGTCAATGGTGGTGAAAATGAACTCCAAGTAACACTATTATTATTAGTAACTGTAAAATTATTCACACTCGAATCTGTTAATAATGTAGTATTTTCAGCATGTGTTAATAGTAATTTAGTTTCTGTTCCAGTAATAGCAGCAATGTTTGCTGAAGATGTTTGAACTCTAGTTAAACAGGATTTAGGAACAGAAAAATTACCAGTATAAACTGCTATTCCATTAACATATCTAAAATTAGTAATGTAACCTGTAATTGGCGTTGCACCTCCGTTATCATATGCACCTATAGTCATTGAACCACCTGTGCCTTGAGCCGAAATACTTTGTAAACTGGTTGCAGAACCTCTACTGATGCCATCAACATACACGGTAAAAGTTGATCCGTTACGCACAATAGCATAATGATGCCATTGATTTAAAGAAGGCAGAGTTCCTAATGAAAAAATAACTGCCCAACTACCAGCACCACCCAAGAGTAATCCAAAATAATTAGTTCCGACATTTAAATAGTAGTTATTTGTAGCTTGTTGAGTTGCGCCACCAAAATAAGAGAAAGGAGTATCATAACCTCCTCGACTTGTTTGATACATCCAAAACTCAATAGTATGATTGTTTGTGCCTAAAGTAAATGCTGAATTTGCTGGTACACTCAAGTATCTCCTTGGAGACTCGGAAATTGCTGCACTGCCACTTTTTGGTATAGTAACCTCATCAAGATCAACAGTTGTTTGTAATACTCCTGTTGGAAATAATTTAGAAATAGTTGTTGGCATTATCCAAACACCGTGTCTAAACTATTTGTTGATGTATTGTAATATTGATAAACAATACTTACATTGGATGTATTTGAAAAACCAATTTTATTTCCAACATAAACACTACCTGAGACACCAACACCACCAGTAACCATCAAAGAACCGGTATTAGGACTTGTTGAAACTATATTCGAAGTGATATTCAAATTACCACTAATAGTATCACCAACTTTTAGAACTCTATTGTTCGCTGAAGTAAATGCTCCGTTAGCATAGAATCCGGCTGAGTTAGCAATACTTCTTGCAGTAGAATCTACTGAACCTGATGCTGCGGAGTTAGCAACTGCAAATGCAGCGTTAGCGTAATTACCAGCATTGACGGCCTTACCATCTGCTGTTGCAGCATTGGTAGTTGCGGTATTGGCCTGAGTAAAGGCACCATTTGCATAATTACCAGCACTAGTACCTTTAGCATCTGCTGTGTTCGCAGTATTATATGCTAAGTTAGCTTGTATTCTACCCCAAGGATCTGCCGATCCAGAAGATAATGTGTTTGCTAAAGTGAATGCAGCATTGGCATAATTACCAGCATTAATCGCATTTGTGTTAGCTGTATTTGCTGTAGCGTATGCACCATTAGCATAAAAACCAGCACTTGCAGACTGATCTAATGCAGTATTAGCATAAGCAAATGCAGTATTACCATAATTACCAGCATTGTAAGAATCTGTGGCGACAGTATTAGCCTTGGCGAAAGCACCATTGGCATAACTAGATGCTCCTATTAGATTAAAAGAATTTGTATTAGATAGAGCAAATGCACCATTGGCATATAATCCTGCACTTGTTCCTCTATCGTCAGCTGTATTAGCCTTAGAGAAAGCACCATTAGCATAGTTACCAGCATTGACTGCTTTACTGTCAGCGGTCGAAGCATTAGTTGTTGCTGTGTTTGATTGTGCGAATGCACCATTGGCATAATTCGCAGCACTAGTACTTCTATTATCAGCCGTGTTAGCAGTTGTAAATGAAGCGTTAGCGTAATGACCCGCATTTACTGCTTTACCATCTGCGGTGTTTGCTGATGTGAACGAACCATTGGCATAATTTGCAGCACTGGTACTTCTATCGTCTGCGGTGTTGGCTGTTAAGAATGATGCATTTGCATAATAACCAGCATTAATTGCATTGGTGTCGGCAGTATTTGCCTTAGAGAAAGCTGCATTAGCATAGAATGGAGTTGCACCTGAACCTCCAGTGTTCGCTAAAGCAAAGGCAGCATTGGCATAATTACCAGCATTAACTGCCTTGCCATCTGCGGTGTTTGCAGCAGCAAAGGAACCATTGGCATAATGACCAGCGCTTGTGCCTTTTGCGTCAGCCGTGTTAGCAGTAGTAAAGGCACCATTAGCATAGAAACCTGCATTAACTGCCTTCTCATCAGCAGTATTGGCCGCAACAAAAGCCGCATTAGCGTAAAATGGAGTTGCGCCTGCGCCACCACTATTAGCTAAAGCAAATGCTGCATTAGCATAATTACCTGCACTAATAGATGTGGAACTGGCCGTGTTAGCTACAGAGAATGCTGAATTTGTATAATATGATACTGTTGTAATATCACTTGCATTTGTGTTTGATTTACCAAAAGCCGAGTTAGCATAGTTACCAGCTGAATTTGCTTTCTCGAATGCAGCGTTTGATAGTGTTGATAACAAAGTACCATTATTGAAATAGTAGTTATCAGTATAGATTGCATCAGCATAAACATTGCCTTGAATACCCACACCACCAGCAACTGTTAATGCACCAGTTGTTTTTGATATACTAGGAACAGTCGGCAGAATAACAACATTATTAGCTGCCGTTATTCTCATCACTACATTTGTATCTGTAAATCCATTAGTAGTAAATAAAATATCATTTACTAAACCTGTGCCTATAATTACATTACCACCACCAGTAGTTGTATTACCAGAAACGATAAAGTAACCATCATTAGGTTTAATTATTTCAAAACCTTCATAGTTATAAGTGCTACTTGCTAAACCTAAATCTAAGTAAGTATCTACTGATGTTCCATTATCAGCTGTGATAAACAGGTCACCTGATGAGTTGGGACCTGGATTAATATTCTGAATTCCAATCGCTGAATAACCATCATAGTTAGCACTAACTTGAAATACAATCTGAGGTTGTGTTAGATATCCTGAAGGTATACCAGCATATAACGCATTAAATCCATTCGCAGCATATCCAAAGAAACTACCTGTATTACCTGAAATAGCAACAGAAGTTACATTGCCTGAATATGAAATATTTCCAGTAACAGTAAGGTCGCCAGTAACACTAACGTTACCTGTTATCGTACCACCAGAAGTATTGAATTTCGTATTTGCTCGATCAAATGCTTCCTGTGCTAATGTACCAGATGCATTGGCTTTAAAGAAAGAACTGTTAGCATATTCACCAGCACTTGTTCCTTTATCTAATGCCGTGTTAGCTGTAGAGAACGATGCATTAGCGTAATTGCCAGCACTGGTACCTTTAGCATCAGCAGTATTGGCTGCAGCGAAAGAAGAGTTGGCATAATCGCCAGAAGAGTTTGCTCTAGTAAACGATCCATTAGCATAATTACCAGCACTTGTGGCTTTAGCGTCAGACGTATTTGCAGCAGTGAAGGCACCGTTAGCATAATTACTTGCTTCAACAGCTTTAGCGTCTGCGGTGTTCGCACTTATGAATGCTGCATTAGCGTAACTACCGGCACTGACAGCAATTATACCACCAGCGTTAGCAACTATGAAAGAACTATTAGCGTAGTTACCAGCACTTATTGCTTTACTGTCAGCAGTATTAGCTGCTAAGAATGCACCATTAGCATAGAAACCCGCACTAGAACCTTTATCATCTGCTGTGTTAGCTGAAGTGAATGCTGCGTTAGTATAGTTACCAGCACTTGTTGCTTTAGTATCTGCGGTATTGGCAGCAAGGAAAGAAGAGTTGGCATAATTCGCAGCACTAGTACTTCTATCATCAGCCGTGTTAGCAGTTGTAAATGAAGCGTTAGCGTAATGACCTGAATTTACAGCTTTAGTATCCGCAGTATTAGCAGCAGTAAATGCACCGTTAGCATAATTAGAACCTGATATTGATCTGTCGTCTGCTGTATTTGCAGTAGTGAAGGCAGCGTTGGCGTAGTTACTACCACTTGTGGCTTTATCGAGTGCGGTGTTTGCGGTTGTGAATGCACCGTTGGCATAATGACCCGCACTAGTACCTTTTACATCTGCTGTATTAGCGGATGTAAATGCGCCGTTAGCGTAAATAGATGCACTATTAGCAACTGCATATGCACTGTTAGCATATCTACTCGTGTTTATTGCATTTGTATTTGCGGTGTTTGCACCTGTAAAGGCACCGTTGGCATAGAAACCTGCACTATTAGCAACTTCGAATCCAGCATTTGCGTGAAAGAAAGATGCATTTGCTTGTAAGAAACTCGCATTAGCCGTTAAATATGCAGCATTTGAATATACATCAGCAGATTCTAATGCTATGTTCGCATAGTTAACACCATCATCGGTAAGTTGCCAAGAATCTACAGTTTCATTCCACAGTAAAGCTACATTTATTGCAGTGCCACGGTTGACTTTAATTCCAGAATCTTCGAATGGAATAGCCAAAGAATCTAAATCAGAGTTTAATAGTATAGTGTTAGAAACAAGACCTAAGTCTCCAGTAATAATTACATTACCCGTTACTGTTCCACCTGAACTACTAAACTTACCGTTTGCAGCTGCGAATGCGGCATTAGCATATACTGATGCTGAATTAGATGCTATGAAAGCAGCATTAGAATATATCGCAGCAGAATTAGATACACTAAAAGAACTATTGGCGTATATTGCAGCTGAATTAGATACTGCAAATGAAGAGTTAGAATAAGTTGCTGCTGAATTGGCTGCTTCAAAGGCGGCATTAGAATATATTGCGGCTGAATTAGCAGTGATAAAAGAACTATTAGCATAGACTGCTGCTGAATTAGATGTTACGAAAGCAGCATTAGCATATATGGTAGCAGAATTAGCAGTAATGAAAGATGCATTAGCTGTATTAGCGGCAACAGCAATACCAGAACCTAAAGCATTAAATGTTATACCATCGTTAGTAAATTCCCACTGATTATCAGATTCATTCCATCGTAATTGTACAGGAGGTTCATCTCCACGTATAACTCTAAATCCTACATTTTGTGTTGGTACACCCGATTGATTATAAGCTAAATCAATTTGATCGTCTCGAATTCTTAATGTAGATACATCAAGTGTTGCGGATGAACCATTAAAAGTTACATTACCGTCAACTCGCAAATCACCAGTGATTGTACCACCAGTTAATGATAGTTTTCCGTTTGCCGCAGCAAAGGCAGCATTAGCTGTATTGGCTGCATATGAGGTTAAACCAGTTCCACCTAAAGCACTATTTACAGTATTAGCAGCATAACTTGCCAAATTAATAGCTAGATTGGCGGTTGAACTTGCATCATTCGCAACATTTAATGCCGTATTTCCGTTTGCAAAATCAATAACTGAGTTTGCTTTTCCGAATGCCGCTAGAGCAATACTTCTTGCCGTGTTAGCTGTATTAAAGGCAGCATTTGCTTGATTATATGCATTAGTAACATTGTTTGCTGCATCACTCGCAGCATTAGCAACATTAGAAGAATTTCTTGCTGTAGATAATGCAAGGTTAGCAGTATCAAAAGAAGCATTTGCAGAGTTAAATGCTAAATTAATTCTAATAGGATCGGCTAAGTTTGCTTTATCAAAAGCAGCATTAGCATATATTGCAGCTGAGTTTGCAGTACCACTTGGAGTATTTGCACGTACAAAAATTGTATTTGCTTTAGCATCTAATACATTTAACTTACCATCAACAGTAGAAACTAAAGCTTCGGCAGCTGCAGCTGCGCCAGCAGCAATAGCAGCATCAGAGATTGCAGTATTAGCCTTGGCGAATGCTGCATTAGCATATATTCCTGCTAGTTCAGAAGCAACGTTGTTATAAACTGTACCATCGGTTGTGTACTGCCATTTCTGTGCAGATTCACTCCATTTAAATGCCACATTTGCAGAACTACCACGATTAACTTCTATACCAGAATCTTGTGTTGGTGCAGTCGATGTTGGTAAATCTGCATTGAGTGTAATGATATTATCACCAATGTTTAACTCATTGGTGTTTACATACGTTATATTTCCACTGACCGTTAGATTACCAGCAACAACCATGTTACCTGTAATTGTACCACCAGTTGTATTAAACTTTGTATTCGCAACCGCAAAGGCTGCATTTGCCTTATCAAACGCACCAGAAGCATTAGCACTAACCGATGCCGTATTGAAAGAAATATTTGCTTGATTTGATGCAAGTAGGTTTACAGTTTCGAGTGCTGCTAGTGTTGGTGCATAAACTGAATTGGCTAATGAATATGCTATGTTTGCTTGATTGAATGCCGAATTTGCATATTGACTTGCTCCATTGGCTTGTTCAAAAGAAGCATTTGCACGAGTTCTAGCTAATGCATCGGTTGTACCACCAAAAGAATTTGCCAATGCAAATGCCGCATTAGCGTATATACCTGCACTTATTGATCTTGCGTTTGCATTATTAGCAGCTGCAAATGCACCATTAGCATATACTGCTGATGAATTCGCAACGTGACTTGGAGTATTTGCGGCTATAAAAGCCGCATTAGCAGTATTATATGCACCTTGAGCAAATTGTGGTGTTGCTGCATTGGCAGCTTCAAACGCAGCATTTGCCTTATGAAAAGCATTATTTGCAGTACTATAAGCACTAATAGTATAAGCTTCACTTGCAACTGAAATAGCAGCATTTGCTACCTGAGTTAAACGTCCTTTTTCATCGACTGTAAACACAGGAATGTTAGATGCACCACCGTATGTTCCTGCTACAACTCCAGTCGTATTCAATGTTAATACGTAACTGTTATTACCTGACCCATTGGTTGTTATTCTGGCATTTGCATCGCCAGTCAAAGTCATTGTGATGGTGTTTGCTAATACTCTAGCCGCATTTGCAGTTCCGAAAAGACTACCTGTAACTGTACCAACAAAACTATTAGCTACAATATTACCTTGTGCTGTTCTTAGTACTAGTGTATTTGGAATTGCTTGAGTTGTTCTAGAATCTATAATCTGAGTGTAGTAATAACCACCAGTGTTCTGTACAGAACCATCTGGATGTCCTATAAACAATACATCAGAAACAAACGAATATGCCTGTTCACCTGCAAACAAACTGCCGGCCGCAGGAGCGTTATTCGCTACGGAATATTTTATTACTAATGAGGTAGCCACGTTAGAAAGATCCGCCAGTTACAGGAGGGACGTTTTTAAATACGAACTTACCAGAGGAAGCTTCGTAGGTTAAAACAAATCCATCAGCTATATTGTTAGGAACTACAACATTTGATATCTGTTGCATTGCAAGATTTGCTGTCTGTGCAACAGTGACCGATGCAACTGTTGTCTTTTGAGGTTTTACTTGAATTTGTATTGGCATTTTTTATCTCGTGACATTAGGTAATACTGTTATAATACCTTCAAATATTCGAGTTATAGCACCTGCTCCATTATCTATCTCTACATCATATACGTATCTTCCTGCGGTTAAATTTGCGGTGTTAGCAGCACTCATAGACATGGTGATTTCGCCACTGCCAGGTGATGTAACTGAAACTGTGAAGTCTTGTTTAGTGGAAGAATAATACGATTTACGCATTTGTGATCTGGCAGTATATCCAGATAGATTTTGACTAACTCCAGTACCATCACTTACCGTGATAACAGTATTAAAAGTCGCACCTTGTTCTAATGTCAGTTCTACAAATTCAGCCACAATAACTCCTTTTTATTGTCTATTTAGTCAAACGAAGTAGTCTATTTTACCTTTTTATTTTCTAAAAATAAATCTACTGGGACACATAATCTATGAGTTGACGAACAAGCACTAACATAATGATACACAAAACTAGGAAAGACTATAAAGTCTCCCATCACCGGTTGATATACTACCGGCTCAAAAATATTTTGAAAACTCAACGGGTATCCACGATTCGAATTGCTTCTAGGATCCGTGAATATGATATTTCCTTCATCTATTCGGTTACTACACAAAATATAAAAAACTGCACTTAAATGTGCGCCAGAATGATTATGACTAGGTAGACTAGACTGGTTAAACCAAGACTTCATCTTGTAACCAAAATCATCTATATTTTGATTAAAAACTTTACTCAGGTATAGTTTAAACGCAGGATAAACTATATCATTTTTAAATTTTAAAATTGAGTCTGTCTTTAGGTCGAATAAATTAAAACTATTCTTCTCAGAATAATCTTGGTCAAAGTTTCTTATAGAAAAAAATTCATTAGCCAAGTCTTCTAAAATTTTATCATCTTCTATTTTACCCTGATAAAAAGTAGTTGGCCAAAAGTCATTAAACCCATGATTCATCTAATTGAAACTCTTTCAAAAAATAACTTTTAATATCTGGTATAATACCACACGATTCGTCAAAGTCTAGACCTATCTGAGATATTATACAATCATAAGTATATTTATCGTCTTTATAAGGCACAAAATAAGGATCATTATTATATAATAATGAAGGGTCATCTAAGACCTCATAAAAACTTTCTTGAAAATAATGACTAATCCATCTCGCATAACATATACCGACAACATAACTTTTTGCTGGATATACCCACCCCAATTCTGTGGTTGTAAAATATTTTATAGAAGATTGAATGATATCTTCATCAATAACAACATGATGTAATTTTAAATCATCATCATGATTTGTGTTTAATCGATGAAATATTTCTTGTCTAATTTTCCATTCCGAATCGATCATTCTTATACCAATCTATAAGGTTTTTAAATCCATTACAACTTTCATCCAACGATTTCACTTCACGTAAATGTTCAGATAAACAATTACCGTAATAATCGCAATTCGAACAATATTTATTCAACCCAACTCTATGCTTTTCCTTTTCACACCATTGCCAATATTCGTCTAACGTATCGTATTCCAAAAAGAATTCATTATCATTTAGATCGAACTCTAAAACACCGTATTTACCTTCTGGAGTAATGTAAATGTGATCGTCAGAAAAACTGTTTCGAGTTTTATCAAGAACAGATTCGATCAATAGTTCATTTGTAAATGAAAAGTTTTTATCAGAATAAGTAATCCACTTTTGCACAAAAGATTCATATTCACTGTATTTAATGTTTAATTGATTACTCTGATTAGTACTGTAGGGTTTAATTTCAACAGATTCTAAATTTTTAAGAACGTTAAGAGTCTGTATCATTTCACCAACGTCTTTAATAATAAGATTCGGAGAAGCTAACATCAAAATCGAAAAAGGTTTATTCAACATGGCCATATTTCGCCAAACCCTTTGGTAGTCTTCACGTGCTTCAAAATCAAAACTGACCGAGGTATAAACTCTTTCATCTGTGGTAATATCATTAACCATCGAAAGATTTGTTATTAGGTTGATATCGTATATACCGTAAATGTGTAGTAAGTCGATCAAAGAATTCCAATAATCTTTCGGAAGTAAACCTAATTCTCCACCATACAGATCGACCATCATAATTTTAGACTGTGAAGAAACTTCCGCAAGCATTTCAGATAAACGATCAAGATCAAGTAATTTTTTATCTGATAATTGTTCTTCGGTTAAGTAACAAAATTCACATCTATAGTTACAGTAATACCAAGGATTAATTGAGAGAGTCAACATGATAATGGAAACTTGCTACTATTCTAGGAATTGGTATTTTTTGTTTAGTTACTCTATGTTCGAATTTGGTGGTATGATTTAGAAAACATACATCACCAGATTTTGGATAAAAAAAGTCATGTTCTATTTTGGTTTCAGGATTTCTAAATCCGATACCGCTACCGATTTCTTCATCTGTATCTGAGAAGTACAAAAGTATACCAAGATTTACTTTGCCTTCCTCATAATCATTATGCCACTCATAAACATTATCATCCATACCATTGACAAGATCGCAATAGTCCATGTGATAATCACCAAATATCGGTCGAACATATTTCTCAGCCAGAAATTTTTGTGTAGTTGAAAGTATTTGTTCTACATACTCAGTTCTTTTAACCATTCTTAATGGTATAGTACCTTTATCTGTCCATTCAATCGTGTTGATATCTATAAATTGAAATGGTTCATTATCTCTACAAAGATAATATCCTTTATTGATTAGATTGTATAATATCATTTGATAGTGTTTTCATTTTACGGCAATGGGTTTCTGCCAAACCATAATCTTTATGGTCTTTAATAGTTTTTTTACAACCGTTACATATCTCAAACATAGGACAAGTATAACAGTCATCTGTCATGGTTTGTAATTCTTGAATAGAACGGATAGGGAAAATTTTAGACCCATTCATTTCTTGTTTAAAATTTATAGGAAATTGTTTATCATCTCCAAAGGCTCCACAAGAATAATAATCTCCTGATGGTTGTAATGTTCTAATTCCACCATCACATTCTCTATTTTGAGGGCAACAAGTACTCATACCCTTCAATCGTTTCATCATCTGTTTAGTGTTAAATTCCCAAGGATATAATCCTTTTTTCCATATCTCAACATATATTTCATAGATGTTTGCTAGCAAATATGGTTTACCTTGTTGTCCCATTATGATGCCTTTAAATTTAACTGGGGGACCACTACTCATTGCATAGTTAAGTTTGCATTCAACACTCATGCGTTTAGCAAGTTCTACATTCTTGATAGCTTGATGTTCATTCTCTTCAGTGATAACACTAATAAAATCTGGCCTATAACCACAATGTTCTAACATCGCATTACTACATTTCCAAAAATCTTCTTCAGTAAATTCAGATAGATCACCTTTCAATCTACCTCCACCATACTGAAAAGATGTGGTCACTCCCATTCGTGGATGATTAAATAAGTCTTTCCATTTGTTAGGATTTTTATAAAATGGCCAAAGATTACTGGTGAAAGAGATGGTAGAATGTGAACCAATCTCATCCAGGTGTTTGATTAAATCCCAATAGTATTGAGGATCCATCATTAATGGATCGCCGCCATTAACAATTATAGTATTGGTTTCGGGAAAACGTTTTAAGAATTCATAGATATAATTTAAGTCTAACTCCATAGACTTATCTTCAGTTATATTTGTACTCGAACAAAAAGTGCATTTAAAATTACACCTTTCGGTAGGCTTAATTATCAAATCCATCTATGATTTAAATTTCCATTTTATAGCGATCCTTGCATTATCATTATTGTAAGGTTCTACTTTATGTAGTTTATCAGAACGAAGAACTATCATCGATCCAATATCGAATTTATACTTATCCGTTTCGGTTACAAATTCTCCACCACTTTCATTATTACCATTTAAATATAAAATTACACTTGTCTCATCAGGATCACCATCCACATGCCATTCTTTTCCTGCATAATCACTTCTATCATTAACAGTACTTAATAGTACAAGGCACAAAGGATTGCCTAAATTTTCAACATGACTTTTAGGTATCATTGTGATGAAATTTAAAGATTCATCTTCTGTTTCAATATGATTATTCGAATGTAATAGCTCTGGATATTTGTCTATTAAAATATTCAATATAAATTTACACTCTTCATTTGTGAGAATATTATGTAATATCATTAACGACCGTCTCGAATCCAATAGTAACCATCTCTATAAAATTTATTTCTCATCATTAACTTTTTGGAATATGGTGTGTGAGGTATTTTTTTCTGGTTAAGACACAAATGCACATACTGTAAATACGAACCGCTAGGACAAATAATTCTCTTATGACCGAATATAGATATTAAATCTTTCCAGGCACTCTTTATTAGTTTATTGATATATTCGTTAGGCTTGTGTTTTAAATAACCTGCGGATTTTACACAACCAATAACGACTTCATCATCATATTCATGTACAAGAGATAAAACTTTTTCGATACCGTTTGGATCCTTAGTAGTAAACCACTGTTCTTCATCTTTTACACTTTGTGATAAATCATATAAATCTGGTTCCACGTCACGTGTAGTATGCCACATAAAAACATATCCTTGCCTACCACATAATCGTGGCAAATAAGGATATGCAATTGGTACAGTATCTAACGAAACTTCAATATGTTTAGGTACATCAACCGATAGAGGCTTTTCTTCCTCGTTGTAATCTAACATCATCGATGTATCTGTGCGTAAGTTTATAGACACACTCATCAAGTTCTTCCCTAAATTTATAATCATGTTGCATGAAACAACCAAAACTACATCTATCTAGATACTCACACGAAACACAATCATATTTTTCTAAGAAATTATTTTCAATTTCTGAGTTATCCATTTTTTGTATTTTAGATGAATAAAATTTTATAACTTTTTCATCTTGTACTAAATTACCACAATTACACATCGTTCCGTCTGCAAGTATTAATTTACTCGTTCTACATGATGCATAATTAGTTTCATTTTGTATCCAATCTTTAATAGGATATACATTGGGATAATTATCAATAAAATGTCTAAAAACATCTCTCAGTTGTTGATCTGTAGGTGATTGAAACTCCGCAGATTCGTCAGGCATATAGTAATCAAAATATATGTAATAACCTTCATTATACAACTTTTTGAAATAATTGTCTCTATCTTTAAGTATGTAATCTATATTAGGCGAACTCAACAACATACTTATGCATGTAATACGTTTACCAAAGTATTCCATATTCTTCTTAAACGTTAAGAAGTCATTAACATTAAACCTGCCACGAGGGTCGTAAGATGTTACGAGATTAGATTCAAGCTTGACCGATTCTGAAAAAGATAAAAGAGACTCTATAAGATCGATCTTATCGGTAACTAAATTAGTAACCCAATTTAACTTTATCTTTTTATTGTATTTACCTTCAAGTTGTTTTATGCCTGATATTAATTCTTTATAGGCATTGAGTAGATCGGTATTGAATATTTTTGGAGCAAAAACCTCACCACCCATAACATTAAATATTACTGAATGGCGAGTTTCTGTTTGTAAGAATTTTTCAATTGGAATTAATTTTTCAATTACAGTATCAATTCCAATTGTATTTTCATGGTCTTGCCAACAAAAAGAACATCTTAAATTACAATATTCAAAAAGATGTAAAGTATATTCTTGTTCAATATCACGTTTACGTTCAATAATAAAATCACGCATTTTACAACAATCTATATTTCGATATATCTTTTTTATTGTATTTTTGAGTCAGAAAATATTGCACTAAAGTGAAATTAACATTTTGAAAATCAACACGTGGAACTAGAGAAGTGTCGAAAGGATTATTGATAACAAAATCCAATATGTCATCCATCTCAGCATCTGTTATACTTTCACGAGTTGTTAAAGTAACATATTTTCTAATTCCAAAAACACTACGGTCGATTTGCATACCCTCAAATTTTTCAAAAACATTATATAAAGTGTCCATCAACTTTAGACATTTTTCTTCACTCAAACCTTCCAATTTACATTTACCATAAGCATTCTCATCTCTCTCCCATATTTCATCATCGGAGTAAGATTCAAATTGTTCTATTACATCTAAAGGATCTAAACGAGTTAAATCTATCAATTTAGGATCAATATTAAATGTGCTTAAGAATTTATGGTTATTAAGATTCAATAAAACCATTTGTCGATTGTCAACAAACATTTCTATAAACCAACGGCGTAAAAACATGTGCAATGTTTTTTTCAAGGCTTCTTTATGTGAATTATCACCAGACAAATAAGTTGATAATAAAAATTCATATGTATGATTTAAATTCAAAGATTTCAACGAGGTTCTATTTACAGATTGTGCGTTTGCCCACGCAGATTCGATATCATCCAAATCTTCCCATAGTGAATTTAGATTAACACTGAACATTGAAGATAGTTGGGTATTCGAAATTATTCGTTGATTATAAATCGTATGATCTACAATAGTTTTAAATCCGTCATAATCTAAATTAGGTAATGTTGATCTAAACCAATGAGCCATAAATTTTTTGTATGAAGTTCTATCACAGAAAATAATGATTTTTTTACCAGAGTTATCACCATATTCTTTTATTGATTTTATGAATCCTAAAAAGTCGTCACCAACAACTTCTTCGAAACTTTTACCATATAGTATTAATTTTCCAAGAACAGCTTTTTCCAAAAGATCATACATTTGATCTCCGTATTGTTCTGAAATAACAACTCGATCTAGATGATTTTCTATTCTATCATCGAACTCTAAGTAAACTTTATTAAACAGGTGTAACATTTTCTAATTCCTCGATTGTTTTTTGTTTGTATGAGTTATAAGAATTTCCTTCTACAAGGCCTTCTGAAATACCGTATGTCAATAAAAATAAAGGATTATTCTCATTAGCCCAATATGAATACATATTTTTACCTTTGAACATGTAATCATTAAAATAATGTGTATAAAACTTTAATGATTTTTTATCGGTATTATTATAGAAAGAATAAAAATGTTCATTCTTTAATAAACTAATAAAATTAACACCGATCAATTCAGTTGATGCATCGACTTCAAACTCAGAAACAAATTCTTTGAACATTCCGTTTCCAATAATATGCATATTGAATAGGGATAAACTTTCTAGTTTTGAAATCCACTTATCTAAAATTTCTTTATTATCGTCAATAAATTTTTTATCTGTTACTGGAACTAAATTTTTAGTTTGATGTAATATATTGATAACTGCCGACTCAAGTGCAGGAATATTAACAATCATTGTAGAATGTAGGTATTCTTTAATCATATCAAAACATTCATCACTAGAACAACCTGTAAAGTTTATGTCAGAAGGTATATCTAAATTCGAAAGATATGTTAATAGTTTTGTTCCTTTTAAACTACTGTCTTTATAATCAATAACAAAAAAAGTAGTCTGGTCATTAAAATATTTTTTTAAATTTTCAATCGAGATGGGTGCAGTAGTTTCAACAATATTCATTATCTTCTTCCTCTAGAACCGTGGCAGGATGAATGACACGATGTGTGACAAACAGTAACAGTTATCGTAGTTGTGGCTGCTCTTGCAGTATTATACGATGATCTTAAATTATTAAAAAGCGATTCTAAACCACTACTAGTTATTGTCGATCCTGCTGAGACGCCAGCATTTGCTGGTGAACCAATACTCTGCCCATACGATCCATAACTCATATAAGCAATAGCTGTTTGATCGAACTGGTTGCCTGATCCGGTTAAATGTAGAATAGCTCTTAAACTTCTAATAGAAGTATATTGTGCGGTTTCATTAACTAGAGTGTTGTAAATTGCTGAAGCTGTGATTGTTCCACCAACAGCAGAAATATTTCCACCTGATATACCAATAGGTCTACCTGCGGTTGTTCCTCCAAGATAACCCGCATCAAATTGACTAAAGGGTTTAGCATTAGTTCCCCATGTAATTCCTGCACTAGCTGTGGCTGTCACATAATCAGCAAATCTATCAACGATATTTTGAGGGTTAATATTATTAGTTAAGGTTGCCATTTTTTAATATCCAAACTTTATTTTTTTGTTTATTTTTTAAATATCTCATTAAACTTTTTGGAGCTCCACAAACATCATTTTGCCATTCTAATTGATGACAGTCTCCACCACAATATTCAAACACATCACATGAAAAACATCTAGGATCTCTACTACGTTCACATGATATATTTTCTATTCTTCTTTCACTATTTATAACATCTTCCAGATTATCATTTATATGTCCAAATTGAAATTCTGGAGCAGAATTTGGGCATCCTGATAATGTACCGTCAGCATTTACAGTGAATATCTTTTCTTCACAATCTCTACAGAAAGTTCCACCTTTCAAGAATCCGGTATCAAATTTTGAATAAATTACTTCTAAAAATTCATTATCGAACCATTCTCTGGCACCATATTTCTCAGATTGTTCGTATAATTTTAGAAACCAGTTATCTTGTTCAATATTGTTAGGAAATATTTCAGGATATTTTTTAGCGTTACCATTCTGAGTTAATCTCTCAAACGAAACTTCTTGTACACCTAACCTACGAATCCAACGTAACAATACTATGGGTTCTATATTTAATGTATCTTGTGTTACACTTATAAAAAGTTTTACAGTTACGCCACGATTCAATAGGCTTTTAACATTACTATGCCAAAGTTTATATTGTTTATTATTGGCAAATCTAATTTTAGGATCCCAAGAAGTTCCTATTCTATTATCGAAAGCTTCTTCTATAAAATCATAATGTTCTTGATCCATCTTAAATACTAAATTCGTTGTTGCTCCCCAAGTCATGGCAGGCCACAAGTCTTTACAATTTTCCCACACATGACGCATTTCATGAACAGGAACTAAAAACGGCTCACCACCGTGAAATTCACAATGTATAGAATCAGAATTAGATGGGTAATATGCTCTGAAACGTTTAATCCAATCAGTAATCTTTATGGCATTCCAGAAAATTTTAGGACCATTAATGCCATTAGTGAAACAATGTTTACAATTTAAATTACATGTTTCAGTGGTCTTTAAATAAAACATCCAATTCATAATTTATCTACTAGAAATTTTTCAAGACCAAAGCTTAATATTAAAGATTCTTTTTCGTTTATAGCTTTGTGTGGGGTATTAGAAGGTATGAATACACTTTCACCAGAACGATATATGTGAATTTCATCTTTTATTTGAAGAGTTTTTTCTCCCCAAATAACGTGTATATAAACATCATCAGGATCAGTATGAGTTCCAAAACTTGCAGAATTTTCATAAGCTCTGAAAGCATGACAAGTCACGACACCATTATGATTATATACGTATTGCAATTCACAACATGTGTCATATATTTGTGCATTATATTTTTCCATACCCTCAACTTTTACGGTTTTACCGTAGTTGGAATGAAGTTGACCTAGATCATCAATATAAATTTGTCGACCTAGGTCATCCAGTATAGAAATTAACTTTTGTTCATATACCAAATCATGTTGTATAAAATTCTCAAACTCATCAATAGTTATCATATTAAAGAATTAATGCTTCTATTACACCTTCTTCTTCAGTTGTTTTTGTTTCTAATGCAATAGCAAAATGATTACGTGCATTAAGTTTACCTACACCTAAAGTATCACTTGTGCCAATAGGTTGACCTTTTTTGATTTCACCTTTTACTCGTACAGGCACTCGACCTTTCAGTGCAACATAAACACCGTTCTCTAGATTTTCATTCATTCTAAATGCAGGTTTCAATGATATCACACCTATAGCTCTGAAGTCAACATCAGAAGCGGCAGTAACTTCTTTTTCACCACCTATGGCCATTACAGTACCTTCAGGATAATCCGCATCAGGTAAATATTTTTCTGCTAAGTCAGCATATCGAGCTGATGTTGCGGTACCATTAAACAAAGTTGCCCAAACATCAGTAGAGACAGCTATATCACCTAAAACTTTTAATGCTGCTGTATCTGAAGGATCAGTTTTACTTGTTGTTGTGCCGCCATCTCTAATATAAAGTCTATTATAGAATGTTGATGTTCCGTCACCGATACTTGGAGTACCTAACACTGTAAAGGCTAAAGCATTTTGTACATTACCACCAGAAATGTTTACTGCATTTGTGGCATTGACTGCTGTTGTAGCAGTTGTTGCTGTTGCAGCAGTCAATGCTGAACCTGCGCTACCTGTAATATTAAATCCAAAAGAACCAGTTGCCGGCATTCTAGCCGCAGGTATAGTACCAGATGTTAGATTACTTGCACTCAGTTCAGTTAAGTCTGCACTAGGTACCTCAGCCCAAGTAAATGCTGATCCTGTCCATTGTAAGTATCTATTAGCAGTTGAAGGAGCATCAATGAAACCTGTTGCACCTACACCAGTCTGTACTAGAATCTGTCTATTTGTACCTCCGGCAACGGCAGGTGCGGTACTACCACCAAAGTCGGTGTAAGTAGAACCATCATTCGTGAACTGCCATTTTGCTGTAGGTTCATTCCAACGAATCTCAACGTTAGGACTTACACCTCTATCCACAACAAGTGATGCTCTGAACAATGGATCAGCAGATTGAATGATGTCATAGTTCATCACAATTCTAGCACCAGATGCACCTGTTCTAACACCTAATAAATCAAAAGCAATGTTAGCTCTTGATGCATTGATCGAGTTACTACCTGACATGGTTAAATCACCAGTCATTGTTCCGCCAGAACTTAACAATGAATTATTAGCTCTCAAGAAAGCTGAATTAGCATAAAGTGCTGCGGAGTTGGCAACTGCAAATCCTGCTAAAGCGGTATTGGTAGTTGTATTTGCTAAAACGTAAGATGCTGAACCTGTTCCTTGTGCGGCATCTGCGGCAAGTTGAGCGTTAGTTGCTGATACGAATGCAGAGTTAGCTTGAGTGAATGCCGCATTAGCGTATGATGAAGCTGCATTAGCATTGATATCTGCGGTATTAGCCTTTACAAATGCACCGTTAGCATAGAAACCTGCACTATTGGCAACATGACTTGGTGTATTCGCAACGATAAATGCCGCATTAGCATATAAAGCAGCAGAATTTGCCACATGAGTTGGTGTGTTTGCAACTATAAAGGCTGCGTTAGCATAGAGTGCCGCAGAGTTAGATACATGACTCGGAGTATTCGCTTGCAAGAATGCAGAGTTAGCATAACTAGACGCACTATTCGATACGTGACTAGGAGTATTTGCTTGTAAGAATGCTGCATTGGCATAATGACTTGCAGTAATAGAAATCGTATGTACTGTGTTAACCGCAGCAGGAGTTGCGACATCAGTAATACTTGTATTAGTTACTTGTGATGATAATTGACCAGCATCGAGTATTCTGTTTAATTGTGAGTATGTATTACCTGTAGAAATCTTCCACTGATCTACAGATTCGTCCCAATTAATAATAGCATTATCACCTAGAGCTCTCTTATTAATAATCGAAGCATCAAGATTTGTAGCCGTATTTGCATTCAATAAGAAAGACTGAATCTGGAAGTTTACAGTTCCGGTTTGTGTGAACGCACCCGATACAGTTAAATTGCCGTCAATAACTACGTTAGCTAAGTTAGTTTTACCTGCAACTTGCAATACAGTTGTTTCTGGAGAAGCACCAGCAGCAACTCTAACTAAACCACCAGTAGTAACATCTACTAATGAGGAAACGTTTACTGTACTTACATTTGCATTAGAAGCAAAGATTCTTGTTACATTACCAGTATTGATTGTCGCTTGATTAGATTGTAATGTAACAATGTTTGCTGATTGTATTGTGCTTGTGTTACCAACGGCAACATTGAAAGTTTGATTTTCTATTGCAGCTGTTGTAATACTACCAGTACCTAAACTAAAGTTACGAATATTACCAACGTTTGCATTTGTTATTAAAATATTTGCAGTATTGATTAATGATAGATTCGAAATTAAAGTTACAACATTACCTGTTTGGTCTACCGTCATGTTTGTGACGTTAGCTCGTGTTACAGTGGCATTTCCTAAGATTGCGTTATTAATCGTAGAAGTATTCGAAGATAATGTTACTATGTTTGCTGAAGAGTTAACTGTTAATGAACGAACATTAGCAACATCAAAATAACTGTTACCTGTAGCAATAATATCAACTAAGAACGCATCATTGAAAACCTGCAAATTTAACATTGTGCCTAAACCAATAAGGTTCAGAACGTCAAAGGTTGCTTGCAATGCTCTTACGTTATCTGAAGCTACGTTTGCTGAATTAATTGTTGATGCAAAAACTGTATTAATATAAGCTGAACCAGAATTTGCATATATTACATTTCCTTTTTCTGCAACCGTTCCAGGTAAACGAAGAATGCCTGAGGCTGTTATGTTGTTTGCTACTGTTATGTGATTACTAAAAGCAGCGTTTGATGCAGAAATATTTCTAGTTACCGCTAAATCTGTACCAACAGTTACACCATTAGCGACATTTAATGAAGTTGCACCTGAACCACCAATACTTACTGTACCACCAATAATAGCATTACCTGTTGGAGTGCCTACAGTACCTAGATAAAAGTTATTTGCTAACGATAGATTATTCTGAAAGAGAACACTATTAACAACCTCAAAAGGAGTTCCTGATGCAGTAATTCGTAATGACGCAGTATTTGATATAATCAAAGTACCTTGCGTTTTATCATATGATGAAAAACCAAGATCATTTAAATCAGAGGCAGATTTATTAGTCTGTATTCTCCATTCATCAATGGTATTAGTTCTTGTTATATTTTCGATTTGTGAAATTGGCATCTTAAACCTTTAATTGTTCTTTTCTAAGAGAATCTGTAACATCTTTTTTATTTCGGACATATCTTCAGTTAAGGTATTAACTTGAGATTTTAAACTATTTATCTCTTCATTTTTACCAGTTATTCTCTCACCTAATTTTTTTCTAGCTTCATTCTCGGCCAAAACCGCACGGTTAGTAGCTAACAGTGCGGTTGTCTTGGTGTCTTTAACGAAGTGTGTACCTTCTACTCTAACTCTCATATTAACCTGCCGGTAAAGCAATTATCCTTAAATCTTTGACTCTCGGAATAACTGAAGGATCGAGGGAAGTCATGACAATTTTAATTGAGAATGTTTTAAAATTATCGTAAATAATTCCGTTATCGGCTGTGTAAGTTATATTATCTTCTGTCAAAGAAGGTCTGAATTCATATTCTATAAATTCATTTTCTTTAGTTGTAGCAAAGTTTGTTGGATTGAAGCATTCTAATTTCTGATAACCTCTATCTTTAAATGGAGTGCTATCAGATGAAGATAGAATTTTAGCAAAAACAGTAACTTCTGTACCAGTCGGTTTATTTGCTGATAAGAATATTCTTATATCGCCAGCATCAAAACCATCAGCAAGAGTAATTGGTTTTGTAATGTATCTTGCTAAACATGGACCGCCAGAACTATCATATTCACTATTCAATACAATAGAAGCATTTGAAGCAGTTACTGGAACTGAAATACTAAAGTCATCCAAATAACCTGTACCGCTTGCAGCAACATTCAAACTTAAAACGTTACCACTAGGATCAACATTCAGATAAACTAAAGCACCCGAACCTGTAGTTGATGAGATTGTAACTGTATTCGAATTTGCATAACCAGAACCTGGTGATATGATATTAAAATCTTCTTCATTAATTTCAGCATTGTCGATGAAGTTTTCCCATGCATTTAAGTGCATAGCTTCTAAAGATACCATCGGTGAAACGGCAGGATCATTGGTAGAAATTTGATATTTAATCATGAAATCGCCAGAATTCTGAACTTCTTTTCTTCTATACCCAATAGCATATTTTGTATCGTCACCCATATAGTAAGTTACTCTTGGCTCAATAGTTCTATATACCGTTTCTTTAACACCATCTACAGGTTTAGAAATGAAAGAATAACTTGCAGAGAAAGCTTCATTTGAAAGTAATGATATTCCTCGATCAAGCAATCTAAACTTATCGATGTTATACTTTCTATCAAAGTTTGGAGTTCTTAATACGAAGTTTGCTGGATCTGTTGTAAACACACATCTATTCAAAACAAACATCAAATCTTCATTAATATATGGAACATATTCCATAGAGTTTTGAGATTTGTACAATGTACCAACATAAGGATTAATTGAAACGTACTGACCGCCTGTGGTTGTTTGTCCTTTTTCTGCTGTCCATACTATGTAATCAGGACTATCACACAATACAACTAGTGCGTACAGACCTGGTTTTAAGAAAACAGGAGAAGGGAAAGTAAACTCAGTTGATGTTGTTAAATCATCCGCATCAGGAGCTGAAGTAATAGTAACATCATTAGGATTTTTAACAACAACAGATTCAGGATACCAGAAATCGGAAGAAGGTAATCCATTAATTGTAGGTCGGATTTGTACTGATACGGGCAAATCATCATCTTTAGAACTAAAGAATACATTAACACTAGACATTGTTAATCCATTTGGATATACTGAAGGATCAACAAAGAAAGTTTGTGCTAATGGGTCAACTCGCCATGTACTTGTAATTCTACTTTCAGAAGCGGTAGATTGTAAGATTGCTGAAGTAGCTGTACCTACAACTTTAACACCAACATCCACATTGTAAACTGTATCAACTAAAGTTGTTTTGTTAACAGTTACACCTGAAGATACAAAAGTCTTTTCAGTAAATGAAATAGAATCTAAATCATAAGTGTTGTTGAATGATTCTGTTAATCGTAGTTTTCTTTCGCCTGTACGGAATGTTGCTGCTGGTGGGTAGAATACACCAGCAATATCTCCATGTTTATTTGTTATGTTTGTACCTATAGAATATATCCAACTATTTGAAGCTGCATCTGTGGTACTGAGTGTACCTGAAATATTAGCAACTTTAGTTGTTGTATTATAGTTTGTAATTGTATAAGAAGAACCTCTACCCTCTTCAGTTGAGGCTTCGTGTATGAAGTATATTGTGTTACCAGCAATATTAACAGAAGGAGCATCTGAAGCTAATGTAATAGTATTTGATGTTAAGGTTCGTGTTATACCAGACTTATGTTCAACTAAAGTAGATATGTAACCTTCTTTTAGTGATGTCAATCCTTTTAGATATTTACCAGTTAATGCTAAACCAGTTTCATTAACAATTGAAACTGTATTTGTTCCCGGTATTGAATTAACTACACGAACTAAATTGAAAGCTGTTCCACCAGCCAACCAACTATTCAATTGAGTAGCTAATTCACCAGTATTATTTGCTAAAAGTGCTACCTCACCATCAGAGAATTCTGTGTTCGCACCCAAATATACTTTATTAGGAATAACGATAAAGTTATCTACAGCTGTACCATCAAAGAATGAATAGAATCTTGTGAATGGGCGAAGAGCATTAGAGATAAATGTAATAGCTCTAGGCTTCAAATATGGGTTGATAGAAACATCAGTAACGAAATCGCCAATTTTAGTTTCGCTGGTTGAAACACCAAATTGTTCTTGACTTAGTGTGGCGCCTTTTGAAATGTAAACACGGTCTGTAGTAATTTGTTGATTACCAAAAACATTACCACCAAGGCCTACGGTTTGATTAGTAACAGTTGATACTGTTTCGAACCATTTAGAATCTACAACTTTTGCGAAAGGATTGTTAGCATCATTTACCCATGTAGGATTTGCATCACTTATAAATTGAAATGCCTCATTAACGAAATTAAATGCATTTTCTAATCCTTGAACAGAATTCAATGTAACTCTTGCTGTTTTATCGATGTCACTTTCCATGGTAAATTCTGGGAAAAGTTTCATCTTTCCGTTAAAGTTACCATAAATGGCACCAGCAACAGGAACAGTTTTAGTAGCGTAAGGTTGTTTAACCATTTCTGTTGTTGAATATGCCAACATTAATGTTTTCTTATCGGCTACACCAACAGCAGCATAATTACCAGAAGAAGCATCTTCATCAAAATCTAATTTAAATGTACGCATTAATGAGGCTGGTTTCAACTCACCGTTTTCTACTAAGCAACGATTGTCAAAACTAACATCACTGTAAGATGCTTGTACATCTGTTGAAGTAAAGTTATCTACTAGAATACCATATTTCGATCTTTCTAAACCATTGGCATCTAGAACTTTTGAATCATTTGCATTTTTCTCAAGTGCGTTCAGAGCAACATAATATTCTAAACCTTTAATACGATTTTCAAACGCACCGATATCACTCATGGTGAATCTACGGTTATTTTTGAAATCTGCACGAATTACTTTTACATCATCAGTATATGGTGGGATATACAGTGTGTATATCAACATATCATCACCAGATACGGTAGGTTGTACAGGCTTAACACCTGGTTGCCCCTGTATTACACCAATTTCTTTTGAAGGTTTAACAACGATTTGATCGATACGTGATAGATAATGTTCAAAAGATAATTCCGCAACTTCATCCGGATCAGCATTAACACCGTTTGCAATTGTTGTTCCTGCAATAGCTCTCGTAGGTCTAAAGTCTAAAAATCCTCGTGCTGAAATTAATCGATTACCCTCTTTGTCATTAAATAATGGAATATCAGCATAATCACCTGGATAAGAATCTACAGTAAACAATCCACTATTTTGTGGTGATAACCCATGTGCGTAGTATTTGTATTGCACCAATAAAGTTGATCCGATAGGCGAACTATAACCACGTTTTAGACGTATAGTAGCGTGATCGTAATGTGTTCTTCTTTGGCCATTATCAAATTCATAGTGTGATGTGACATCATGGTCGTCACTCGTCAACATTGCAGTTGTAACATTTGTGGTGTTGGTACGTGAGTCGGTAATTCTAACGATTTCGAAAATATCAGGTACTTGTAAACTTACTGCTTTACCTGGTGTTTTCAAATCTGCCATCGCACTAGTTGTGTCAAAGAATGTAGCACCAACAGTTTCAAAAACATAACCACCAGTAAATGTTGTTACTGTTCCTGTATTTGATGATGTTAATCTTTCTAAATCTGTACCAGCAGGTTTTAAATTGTAAGGAACTTTAACATGCAAATCTTCAGCAGCACTTAATGATGGTCGCAGTGTCTTAGAACGAATAGCACCAGTTGCACCAGCTTCTGCATTATTAACTTTAGTCTTAATTAAGAAATCAACATAAGTTGCAGGAACTCTAATGTCAAATGTCAACGAACCATCACCAACAGCAGTAACGGTGAAGTTTGAATTTGCTAAACTTAAAATTGTATTTGGGTAGATACCAAATTGAACGTTCGCATTTGTTTCTGGTCGAACAAAACAAATAATGTTATTCAAAATTGTTGTTTGACCTAAAACACCAGCTGAACCAGCAAAAGCAAAAGTATCTGTACCGTTAGGTGCGAAAGAAATTGTTCCGCCTAAATTAGAAACTTTATTTGAATATAATTTTGTGGCATAGAAATCGAAATTATCAATAGTGCCTTGTTTGATAGCTTCAAATGGCAAATCAAATACAGCATTCTCTCTACTCTTTTCAGTAATTAAAGAGAAACCATCTGTATCTTTTGATGAACTATCAACGTTTGCTGAGAATGTTAATGATGTACCACTCTTAACCGAAAAACCTTCTGCTCTATAAAAGTCAGCATCAATAGAGAAAGCATTTGATGCAGGAATAAAAGGTAATGCAGATTGCAATGTAATTGTCAAATTAGCATTGTTAGAAGATTCAATCAGAATAGGTGCAACTGCAAGACCAGCACCATCAGTGATTCTAAAGTACATATTTGCATATGCGTTAATACCACCATTAGCAGTAAATGAAGTTGGCAACTTAACTACAGTATTTGTAGATGCTGATGCCGCAGTAGTACCTATGATTGAAGATGTGTTAACTTGAAACACATGCATTCTGTGAATATGAGTTAGCCCATCAGCTCTAGATGTTGCATCATCATATTTCAACATGTTAGCACGTAATGTTCCTATTTTAGTAGAATCATATTTTGCTGTAGATGATGTATCGATTTTTTCAGCTGAAACGCAATGTATATCTAATTGTGGGAAAGAAGTAACATCTAATGTTTTAGAAACGTTCTTAACAAAAACATAACTACCATATGAAGTAGGCACATCGTAATCAGAAACGTTAGATGTAGCTCTTGCTCTTGGAATACCTAATACTGTTGGTGCAATTGTTTGAAATTCATAACCACCAACATATGCTTTACCTGGATCGAGAATAGCAGAAAAATAATCAGCATTAACAACATTGTTATTTGCTGGATCTTGCCAATCTTCTTGCATTGAAAGAACAAAAGGATCAACAGTATAGTTACCAGATTCTTCAAATGTTCTGCGAGCCAATGTCTTTTCCAATTCACTGTAAATTGGATAATCAATCTCTTTAGTTTTTACACCGTTAACTAAACGAATAACTTCAAAGAATGAAGATTCGTCAGCAGAATCTAATGTTCTCTTAGACAAACGAGTATCGACTTTAAATCTAGTAGCACCTGGTGCTTGATAGTTAAATGATCCTTGTGCAGGATCCAATAAAGAAGCATCATCAACTTCATCGATAACCAATTCATCGAATTCAATACCAATTTTGTATGATGGTTGTTTGTTGATAACAGTAGAGTTATTACCTACACGATAGAATGGTTCTAATACTAGAAATTCTGGAACAACTTTGACAAATTGTCCTTTGAAGAAATAAACACCTTCTTGAATGCTGGCAACGTAAGAACGACCAACAGCATCATTGGCTCTAACTTGAGCAAATAAATTTTGACCTACAACTTTTATCTCATCAGTCTCAGCAAATCTATCACCACTCAAATACTTAACAATCATCACAGGTGTTGTATTGGTATTATTATCAATAGCAATAACTTTAGCACGAACATTTTTAGTTGAGTTATAACTGACAACAGTTGTGTTCAGGAACAAATCTAAAGAAATATCTGCACCTGAATATTGAGTTTCTAAAATAACATAGTTAGCTCTATCATCAAGAGAGATTTTACCGCCAGTAATTGGACTACCGTTCTGAAAGATATGGTTACCAAACTTTTCAATCTGACTCGATAAAATGGTTTGTAATTGTGTTAGTTCTCTTGCTTGTAATGCATAACCCGGTCTAAACAATAGACGCATGAAGTTTTTATCTTCATCAAAATCATCGTTATATGGGTCAAAATTGAAAAGTTTTGTCATTTATTCCTCGTTACTAAAAACTTAGTATGAATTTTATTCTGTCTTTTTGGTTTTCACTTCTAGAAATCGGTATTATCTCTGAAACATGCAGTATATCACCAGTATATAATGCTAATGTCGGATCTGTTTTTGCTAAAGCAATTCTAATCGCACCACTTAGATTGCCTTTAAGTGGTATGTTGTTATTGTATGTGCCTCTTATATCATTTAGATATAATTGATTTGCAGCTTCATCAAATGAAATTACAGTTCCTCTAAAAGTTGCTTCATCAAAAGAATCACCTTGGAAAACATATTCGTCATCATTGTAATCACCAATACCTGGTGAAACATCTACTTTTGTGTACAAAGTGTATATGTTTGAATCTGCAAGTTCTAATGTTCCGGCTTTATAAGGATTTTTAATTATATAAACTAAACGAAAATCATTTTCTACTGGATAAACTCCAGACTCCGATCCATCAAAATCAACATTAAACATGATGGTGTTTGCATATAATTCTTGTGCTGGATTATATCCATGACCGTTTTGTGGTGATAACACTACGCTAGCTGCAGCATTTGAACCTATACCGCCGGCAACATCAGTAAATATTAAATTTGCCTTAGTATAACCTAAACCTCTGTCTTGTATAATTATTTCTGAGACATGTCCGTTGATTACATTTGCTCTTAGAACAGCGCCGCCACCATCACCATCGATACTTATAATTGATTGTAAAGAACCATCGACATAGTTATTACCAGCATTTGTAATTCTTACAATATCTATGCTCCTATTAATAGCAGCATTTCTGACGAATCTATTGTATGTAACCGGCATCCAACGTTCGGTTAAGTATTTTTCTTGTTGTGATGTGGTTAATGTGTATAGGTATTTCCATTTATAACCATCACCTGTAACAAAATAAGGTTCTTCTAATGAAGTGGTTGATAAAGTAATCTCAGGTTCATACGTAGAATTTATACCACCATTGTTGTCTAAACATTTAAAAACTTGTCGTTTAGAATTCAATACATAAAAATTGGTGTTAATAGGACATACAGTACATCCATATTGTGCATATGCTGTATTGGAAGTCCAGTCAATTCTAGGAATAACAAAACTTACATCGTTTAATGTCATTCGCTTAGCGACAATACCTTCATCATAGTATTCAATTAAATCTCTTGTCGATTGACCTGGTGTTGGCTCAATTTCTTGTCCTTCATTCCATGGCAATTCTCTACCCACAGCACAATAGAGGTATGATTTTCTATCATCAGGAAGATAATCGTTAGCACTAACATCCATAAGATTATAGAATTGTTGTGCGATTTCAGTTGAAAAATTTGTGGTTATTATAGTTGACATAGTTCTATTTATTTAATTTTTTCAAAGGTATTTTAATATTATACATTGTAATCACGATATTCTCTAGTTCCTAACATGAATACTGTATTTGGAGTTACACCATATGATGCTGAAGGTGTAAATGATGTATTTCCAGTATATACCGCAGTATTACTGAATCGATACTTATAGATTTTGCCTGGGAACATACCAATGTTGAGTGCGGAGCCATCCGTATTCATTCTCGTATTTTCTTGATTGATACTGTTGTTTGTTGTTCTTACTCCAGTACTTAGATTAATATCTTGTTTGTTTGTTATAACATTTGATCTAGGTTGACCGTCAATATAAACCCAAAGATTAGGATATTCATAAACAAAAGCCAAATGATGCCAAGTATTATCAGCGGTTTCGTAGTTATATGATATACCTTCCATCGTGTAAGTTTTACCTTTATTTGAACCTGCTTCAGTTGTCACATCATATATTGATAAAGACATTACACCGTTAGCATTTGCTCCTGTGGCGGAGGATGTTGCTAAGTCGAATTGACTAAAACTTTGAGATAAAGTTCCCTGTTGTTGTGTATTGGCAAAATTTGATGTTGACCACTTAAACCATGATTCTACTGTCCAATTCTGACTATACACATTATAAACAGCTTTATTAAGATAACTATAATAATAGTTTTGGATAAACCAACCAAACCCACTTCCATTAGCTGTAGTCTGAGAACTATTACTACTGATATTTCCTCCAGAAGGTATATCTGCACTTAAAGTAATAGTATTAGCTAAAGAATCTTCATTATTATTTTCGAGATTTACCATAGTATTAGCCACAAAATCAACAAGTTTAATCTGCGAAGTATAATTATTAGCATTTGTGTAGTAATTATTACTTGAATCTGCAACATCTAGGAAGAATAATGTATTAGAATCTACACCATAATCAGGCGTAGGTGTGAAATATTCATTAACAGGATAAACAACTTTATCACTTATTTTCAGTTTATAAATTTTACCTAATGTTTGTGCAAAATTAAATCCTGTATTTCCACCAAAATCAATATTATATAAACTAGGATCCGTAACTTGTATGGTATTGTCACCATATGCGTAAGGTACAAGTTCAGTATAATATGGTCGACCATTGAGGAAGATTGTTACTGTACCCGCATCCACATCATTAGTTCCTGAAATAGTAGTGCCTGATGTGTTAGCCTTAAATACTAAAGCAAAATGCGTCCATTTTCCACTATAAGTTGCTATATCATAATTATCATATGCATCTACATTAAAGAACGGATCGAATTGTGCGTTCCTAGAACCATACTCAGACAGTCTCACTATTGCTGTTGAATTTGATGTTGTAAATTCGGTAGCGGTAGCAGGATCACCACCTTCCATACTATAATCCCATAATGTACCTTTTCTTACCAATAACTGTTCTCGACCAAAAGTGGAGTTTGTTAATTTAACCCAAGCTTCAACAGTAAAATCACTATTTCCTAATGTGTATGCTGGATTTGGTGCGGTATTTAAGAAGTATCCAGTATTAGTTCCTGAGTAGAATAACTTAGTAAACACTGTATTTAAACTATAAGCATTCGCAGTCGCTGGTGTATCTGTACTGATTGTCGGAGAATTGGTTGTAGTTGGTGATCCAGTTTGACTTACTGTAGCTAAAGAAATTGGAGAAGCTAAAGGAGAAGCATCAGCAATCCAACCACCATCAGCTAACTGATATTTAAATACTGGCTCTTCAACAATCAACACAAAAGTTTGTGCAGATGTATTACTTACAGAATCACTCGCTGTAATTGTATAGGTATTTCCAGTTAATAGAACTGTTGGTGTACCTATAATTGCACCGTTAGAAGTTTCAAATGTTAAACCGCTAGGTAAAGTATTACCACTTAAAGCAAAGCTTATTATTCCAGCACCACCTGTTGCTGTTACCACTGTGAAATTCGTTGCAGTATTTAACGCAAGAGTTTTTGTTGATTCGGATAATATGGTTCCTAATGGGCTAGCATCAACTCGTAATGTAAATGTATTCGATGCTGATTGGAAGGAATCGTCATTAGCAGTTATTGTAAATGTATTCGAAACATAAACATTTGAAACTGTACCTGTAATTGCACCATTAGAATTACTGAATGATAATCCAGCAGGCAATGTATTTCCAGATAATGCGAATGTTATTTTTCCATTTACTCCATAACCACCAGATACGGTTATAGGTGTAAATGTATTCGAGGTTTTCGTATTAAACACTACAACTGATGTTGTTGTATTAGCATAGAATTGTGATGCTTGAACGTTGAACTCGAAACTACTATTAAATCCTTTACCACTATTTCTAGTTCCATCGAATCCTTGAATATAAAAACTTCTAGTTGTTGATGGCTCGATGAGTATACCTAAGAAATTATTTGTTACACCATATTGGAAACCAATTGCTTTTGTTGGTGTGCCTGAAACGAATACTGTGTTAGATGCAGGATCAAATGTCCATGTCATACCCGGAACAGCATTTGAGAACGCTAATGGATGCAGAGCAGCATTTGATTCTCCAAGAGATACAGGTACAATGTATCCCTTCAGGTCTCCTAAACCACCAGTCACTACACCAATATTGATTGATGCATATGTTGTATTTGCTATAACACTTCGAACAGCTCTACTTGTAATTGATGTTGGTACTGATGGACCACGAACAGTAAATTGTATATTAGCACTTGAAGCTTGCTGGCTAGAACTATCATTAGCAACTACTTTAATCGTACTTAATAATGGATATGCATTAGCTGCTCTTCCAGGTTCGACAGCGACTAATCCCGAAATTCTACCATTAGATGAATTTATCGTAGATCCGTAAGGTAAAGTATTGCCACCTAATCCGTCTATACTATAAGTTATTGTTCCAACACCACCTGTTGCTGTTGCAGGTGTAGAACTAAAACTAGATCCAATACCAACAGATAATTCAGTATCACTTGTACTCATGCTTAATGGAGTTACAATACTCATTACGAAAGTGTTGCTTGATGATTGTCCAATTTCATCACCAATTGAAACTGTGTAAGTATTGGCAATTATTGTTTGTGCTGTATTACCGGTGATAAATCCATTAGCAGTATTGAGTGTTAATCCTGTTGGTAAACTTGGTGCGATACTGTAAGTTAAATTGCCCGTTTCATATGTTGCTCCTATTGTTTCTGTAGATATACTAGGCAGTACAGTAATTGCAGTGAATGATAAAGCTAGATTACTACTATCAGTAATTGTTGATCCGTTTACTAATAAAACTGTATTTGCGATTGCGCTTACTGTTGATGGAGGTGTAAATGTACTTGTGTATAATGCTGTACCTTTTAATATTCTAATATTTTTGAGATAACCTGTATATGCATTATCACTAAGAGTAGCATTTGCATAATTTGATCTACCAATTATACCTTCACTCATTGTGGAATTTATACTACTCCAACCAGTTGCACTATCTTCTAGTACACCATCAACAAACAAATAACCATTATTTCCAGATTTAACACAAGCAATATGGTGCCAAGTTTCATCGTTTAATAGTGTTGTTGATGCTAAAGGACCTACTGAGTTTTGATCTGGATTAAATATTATAGAACCGTCTTGAGTGGATTCATTAAATTGTATTTTGAGTACACTACCCCAATAACCTGCATCCATAATAATAGCATAGTAGTCTTGAATAGGTGAACCCTTCATCCAGAATTCAATGGTAAAATCACTAGAACCAAATGCTAAATCACTTGTGGCTGGTAATTTAAAGGCTTTGTTTACACCGTCAAAGTAATACACATTTACTGATGCAGAACCTTCTGATGTTCCCGACAATACACTAACCGGTAAGAAGCTATTAGCTGTATTTGGAGCAAAACTTCTAAAAGGTATCAATGTGTAAGCTGTCAAAGTTTGATAAACTTTCATAATAAATGTATTACTTGCGGTTTGACTTAATTCATCACTTGCAGTTACAGTGTATGTTGTTAAGTTCGTATTAAATTCTGTTGATCCTGTTACAAAACCGTTAGCAGTATCAAATGTTAATCCTGTTGGTAAAGTTGGTGAAATACTATATGTTACATTGCCATAACCTTCAGCTGTTACAGGTGTAAATGAGTTAGCGATATTAGTTGTTAATGTTTTAGAGACTATGGTCGTGGTACTTATTGGTAAAATAACACTCATCACAAATGTATTACTTGCTGTTTGTCCAGTAACGTCATTAACAGTTATGGTGTAAGTATTAGCAATTATTTCTGTTGATGCGTATCCACTAATATAACCATTGGATGTATTCAATATTATTCCTTCAGGTAAACTTGGACTGATACTGTAAGTTACACCTGTAGTTAAATTCACGGTTGCATTTTGTGATTCACCAGCAACAACTAAGAATGATGAATCTGTGATGCCTGTAGGTAATATATATTTTGCCGTTAATGTAAATCCGTTATTACTACTATCGATTGCTGCGTTAGCGCCAGTTAATAGTAATTGAGTATTAGCAATTGTAGTTGGTACGGTTGTCGGTACCGAGAATGAACTGGTATATAAAGCAGTTCCTTTAATAATTCTAATATTGGATAGTAAACCAGTGTATGTGTTATCATTCGAATCACCAGAACCGTAACGTGAACGACCAATCTGGCCATCACTCATTGTTGCAGCATTTACGCCAGACCATCCACCGATTGAGTTTGCTTCGAGTACACCGTTAACAAACAAATATGCATTGCTACCAGATTTGACGCAGGCAATATGGTACCATACGTTATTTGTAACAGTAGTTGTACTAGATAATGTGGGTGCAACATAACCTTGACCAAAGAAATTTAACTTACTAGGAGTACCAGTACCATTATAACCAACACCAATACCAGTTCCTGTGTTATCGTTGGTAGCATCCATAATGGTAGCATATGGTTCCTGAATACTATCAGCCTTCATCCAGAATTCAATAGTAAAGTCGTCAGAACCAAATTGTAAATTACTTGTGGTTGGTAACCTGAGACCTTGTGATGTGCCATCAAAGCTATAAACATTTGCAGTTGAATTTGTTGTATTTGATATCGTATAGTTAGATACTGCAATAACTGGTACGAAACTATTAGAAACATTTGTAAACAGTTTAGAAGAAACTAATGTTACAGTGGATAACTCTGCAAACACTTGCATTGTAAATGTATTGCTTGTCGTTCGACTTCCTTCGTCAGTTGCAGTTACGGTGTATGTTGTTAAACTTGTATTCGATGTAGCTGTTCCTGATATGAAACCATTAGATGTATTCAGTGAAAGTCCTGATGGTAAACTTGGACTGATACTGTATGTTATTGTTCCGTAACCACCAGAAGCTGTTAATGTTTCGAAACTATTAGCAACACCTGTTCTTAAATTCCTAGAAGATAATGCCATAGTACTTGTTAATGCCGGACTAACAACATTCATAGTAAATGTATTTGAAGCTATCTGTGAAACATCATCAATTACTGTTATTGTGTAATTGGTATTAGATGACAATACGGTAGCAGTTCCACTAATATAACCATTAGCCGTATCAAATGTTAATGCTGTTGGTAAACTTGGAGAAATGCTATAAGTGTATGGAGTTATACCAGAAACTCCATTTGCAGGTGTAAACGCATATTCAGAATTTGCTATTAGTGAATTGAATAAAATACCTGTAGTCACAGTTAGTGTTGGAACAACATTCATTATAAATGTATTACTTGCCGTTTGGCCGGAAGTATCACTAACTGAAACTGTGTAAGTATTGGCAATTATTGTTTGTGCCGTATTACCAGTGATAAATCCATTAGCAGTATCGAATGTTAATCCTGTTGGTAAACTTGGAGAAATGCTATAAGTTACACCTGTAGTTAAATTTAAACTCGCTCCAGATAATACTTCTGAGTCTGTAGAAACTGTTGGTAATACTGTTTTTGCCGTTAATGTAAATCCGTTATTACTACTATCGATTGCTCCATTGGCACTGGTGAGTAATAATTGGGTATTAGCAATTGCACTTGGTACGGTTGTCGGTACCGAGAATGAACTGGTATATAAAGCAGTTCCTTTAATAATTCTAAAGTTAGAAATATAACCAGTATATTGGTTATCATTAGAGGTACCAGAACTAAAACGTGAACGACCAATCTGGCCATCACTTAATGATGCGTTAGTTACACCAGACCATGAAGAAGTACTTGTCTCTAATACACCATCAACAAATACATAACCATTGTTACCAGACTTAACGCAAGCAATGTGATGCCATTGGTTATCTAAAACGTATGTTGTACTTGAAATCTTAACGGCCGAAGATTGTGCTCTAAATCGTAAGTAACCTGCTGTATTACCATCGTTTATACCAACACCAATACCAACTTTATCGTTACTACCAAGTGCATCAGTAATCATTGCATAAGTTTTTTGACTGCTTCCAGCCTTCATCCAGAATTCAACTGTAAAATCACCAGAACCAAAATCTAAATTACTTGTAGTTGGTAATCTGAGACCTTGTGATGTGCCGTTGAAATAATATACGTTTGAAGTTTCGGATGTTGAACCCGACACTGCAATGATCGGCAAGAAACTATTAGCAACATTAGTATTTAAAGTTTTAGTTGCAACCAATGTTCTAGTCGCTAAAGGATAATACACTTGCATTGTGAAGGTATTACTTGTTGTTTGACCAACTCCATCATTAGCAGTTACGGTGTATGTTGTTAAGTTTGTATTAGCTGATGCTGTTCCAGATATTAGACCAGTTGAAATATTGAATGTTAAACCTGCTGGTAATGAAGGTGCAATGTTATAAGTTATTGTTCCGTAACCACCAGAAGCTGTTAATGTGTTGAAACTATTAGCAATGCCTATTGTTAAGTTCTTAGACGATAATGCCATAGTACTTGTTAAGGCTGAAGCTGCAACATTCATGGTGAATGTATTTGAAACTGTCTGTGAGAGATAATCTGTTACATTTATTGTGTAACTGGTATTAACTGATAATACCGAAGCAGCTCCATTAATATAACCATTAGATGTGTTGAACGATAAACCTGTAGGTACACTTGGTGTAATGCTATATGTGTATGGTGTTGCACCACCAGAAACATTTGCTGGTGTAAATGCATCTGCACTATTTGCTGCCAATGACTTAAATGGTATACCTGTATTCAGAACTAAAGTAGGTACAACACTCATTATAAATGTATTGCTATTTACCTGTCCGCTTTCATCACTAACTGAAACTGTGTAAGTATTAGCAATTACAGTTTGAGCTGAATTACCCGTAATGAATCCATTAGCAGTATCAAATGTCAAACCTGTTGGTAAACTTGGTGCAATGCTATAAGTTACACCTGTAGTTAAATTAACGCTAGGTGCGCTGAATACAGTCGTATCTGTAGTAACTGTTGGTAATACGGTTTTAGCAGCAATGCTACCAAAGCTGGCGCTGCCGTTATTGACAATTGTTGTTTGATTCAATAATATTGCAGTATTTACTGTTCTGGTTAATTGAGTTGTTGAAGGAGTAAATGTAGTTGTATATACTGCTGTATTTGAAATTCTAAAATTACTTAAATAACCAGCAAAAGTATTATCGGCCTGTAATTCAAATTCTGGATAGACTCCAGAACGACCTGCTCGGCCAATATAAAAATCAGAACCTACAAAATAATAATCGTCAGGATATAGTGCGGCCGCATCCCAAGCACCAGCAGCACTATTAGCAACTAACACACCGTCAACATATATGTAACCTGTATCGTTATATCTCACACAAGCAACATGATGCCATATATCATCTAAGTAATTACCAGGTGTACTTATCTTCAAACCAGTAGGTTCACCATAGTAACCACTATTAGCAGTTTCTACTATGGCTAGAGGTGAGAATGATATTCTACCTGCACCACCAGTAATATCAGAACCAACTGCAATTTCTAGTTGAGTTTTATAATTAAAATCAGTTTGTATTATAGTAGCGTTGGCGGTTTGACTTGCAGCATTTGCTTTAATCCAGAATTCAACTGTAAAATCATCAACACGACTGTTATCAGTTTCAAATATTTGATAAGCATTATACCAGTCTCTTATTACAAAACCACTATTGGCACCATCAAAATAATAGGCATTTGCGCTACCGCCTGATGTAGATGGACCTACGGCAATAACTGGTAAGAAACTATTAGCAACATTAGTATTTAAAATTCTAGATGCGATCAATGATCTAGTCAATAACTGAGTATATACTTTCATTGTGAATGTATTACTTGTTGTTTGACCAACTCCATCATTAGCAGTTACGGTGTAAGTTGTTAAATTTGTATTCGCCGATGGAGTTCCTGATATGAAACCGTTAGATGTATTCAGTGAAAGTCCTGACGGCAGAGCAGGATTAATACTATAAGTTATTTGACCATAACCACCAGAAGCTGTTAATGTTTCAAAACTGTTCGCACTATTTGTTATCAAGTTTCGAGTTACTAATGCCATAGTACTTGTTAACGCAGGTGGAGCTACATTCATGAAGAATGTGTTAGAAGCTGTTTGAACTGGTATGTATTCATCAACCAAACTTATAGTGTATGATGTGTTAGATGACAATACTGAAGTAACACCAGTAATATAACCGTTCGAGGTATTAAATGTTAATCCTGTTGGTAAACTTGGCGAAATACTATAGGTCAAGTTTCCATATCCACCAGTTGCAGTTACAGGTGTGAACGAATTAGCAATGTTAGCTGTTAATGTTCTAGTATCAATAATCAGACTTGCTGTTATTGGTGTTGGTAAACTTACAGTTAAATTAAATGTATTACTTGTTGATTGACCAGTTCCGTCATTTGCAGTTATAGTAAATGTATTGGCAATTAGAGTTGTCTCAGTATTTCCAAAGATGTATCCATTAGCAGTATCAAATGTCAATCCTGTTGGTAAACTTGGCGCAATGTTATAAGTTAATCCACCATAACCACCGGTGGCAGTTATAGGTGTAAATGCGTTGCTAATATTTGCAGTTAATGTTCTAGATGATATTATTGTTGATGTTATTACTGGTAATGCGTTTACAGTTAGTGAGAATGTATTACTTGAAGTTTGACCTACATCATCAACTAAACTTATAGTGTATGTATTAGCAGCTCTTAATACTGAAGGTATACCGCCAAGATTACCTGTAAACGTATCAAAAGTTACTCCAGATGGTAATGATGGAGTAACGGTATATCTGACACTACCATAACCGCCAGATGGTATTACTGGTCTAAATGTTGTGGCTAATGTATTAGCACTTATTGTTCGAGATGCAATTGACCGTAAAGCTACTAATGGTTGTGGTGTAACCCCTAAAGTAAATGTTGCATTTGCGCCACGACTTCTTCTATCATAAGCAGTAATAGTATATGTTGTTGGAGTTCTGATTACTGTAGGTGTTCCACGAATATTACCATTAGAAGAAATCAATACTAATCCATCAGGCAATATAGGACTTATTAAATATCCGGCAATACCACCAATACCACCAGATGCAGTAACAGGTGTGAAGTTATTTGCTTCACCAGCATAAAGATTTATAGAAGGAATATCAGTACTAATTCTTATATCACGTAACGATGATGCTGCACCAAGGTCTATCTTCAGATTAGCAGAAACAAAAGAACCACTAGATGGGAATATTGTAGATACGAAAATAGTATTCGAGTTTACAAAAGTTACAGTATCAACTTCATCATAGTATAGAGAAATAGTTCCGTTTGATACAGTTGACGTTAAAGTATTCTGTGTTATTATTGAATTAGCATTGGTGACATAAGCCACAACTTCACTATTTCCAGAAACTAATCTAATTACTTGACCATCATAAATGTCATTGATAAAGTTTGTACCATTACCTGTTATGGTATTTGAACCAGAAACATATGATACTGTACCGTTTAAAGTCTTTAAAAGATTACGGAAAACAATAGTGTCGCCAACAGAAATTGAAGATGCTAAGTTGACATTGGCTGAACTGCCTGTGACCACAGCAATGCCTGTTCCGACAAAAACGTTAAATGTATTAGACAAGGGAGTAGTTATATAATTATTACTTGTGATTATTAAGCTAGCAACATCATTATCGAATTTCTTTATACGAGTTACAAAAGATTTTGTTCCTGCTGGATGTAAAACATCCGATAATGTTTTTGAGAATTTCTTATAGTCGTTTTCAGTGTTAATAACATATGAAAAATTATGATACTTATTGGCATCTTGGAATCTTTTCTCTGAACTTGGTTGACCGTCTTCATTCAAGTAAATACCTGGATAACGAATCAAACCGTTTTCAAATTTAGCAGTGGCCTTCGCTTTACCGTTTCCGAAGAAAACATAATCATAAATGTCTGCACTAATCGTATTATCAAATGACTTTAATTGTTTTGTATCATCAAAAGTACCAATGTAATTGAAAATACGTACATGTGAATTACCTGTAACATACTTATCAAAATAAGCTTCGAATGTTGTATTCGTATTTGATGTACCTTGATATACTCTTGAATTAGATGTAAATAAAAGTCCTTCAGTTACATTACTGAGATATAAATCTGCATTTCTTAAAGATACTATAGGTGCTGAAGTGTAATCGTAACCATAACTAATAACCTTGATCTTCGAGACTGCACCAATTCTACTTGTAGATAATTCTACTTTCTCACCATCACCTAATATCTCAGGAATAACCAACTGAGCATTTGATCCTGTTACACTATTGATAGTTATTGTTGGTAAATCTGCAAGTGTATAACCTTCACCACCTCTAACATAGGCAGAAGATTCATTGAATTCGGCAGCTTTAATACCGTTATTACCAGCAAAGACTTGAGTTACTTGTGCATTTGCGCCATAACCTCGGCCATTTGAAGTGAATATTAAATAGTCACCAACGTTATAGTTACTACCACCATTGACAACTCGAATTCTACCTAAAGAACCTAATTGAGTTAAGTTTCTTCTATGTACTTTATAAACTTGAAGATTGTTGATGTTGGTTTCAAATGAACTACCAATCGTCAAGGTATTCGATGTTACTTCTTGTACAGTCTCTACTTGTTCAAATCTATTCTTAACAAACAAACGAATTAAATCGCCTTTTTCTAACGATTGAGTTAAATCTTGTGTGCTGTCACGTATGATGTTAGTTTTGCGAGTAACAAATGCAGAAGATATAACTAATTCATCATCTATGGATTCATTATATAAACTATATGTTTCAATATCTGGTCTAGAGCTATATCCACCACCAGAAGAAACCGCAGATAAGAATGCGATTGAATATAAGTTTAAAGATTGTTTTGTAGTGATCTCATTGATAGTTTTGTTATTAGCAACATTATCAATCGAGTTGATTGTATTGGAAAAAAATGATTGTATCTCAATATTACTAACATTGAGTGTACGATAATTCTTCTCATCAACCAAAATAATTTCTGCTTTAGATTCTTGACCCAATCTACCAGAAGCAAATCCACCTTTAAAATCAATGATAGATGTATTGGGGTATATCGATCTACGGAAACCAAAACCACCATCTACGGTGATGATCTCGTTAATTTGTCCTTTTAGAACTTCACCAACAACCGCCTCAGCAGGTTGAGCTTTCGATCCTTCTTCTTCATTTAAACCACCAACAAAAGTTACCGGATCACCGCCGTATTGTATTTCAATATCTTCTGGATAATAAAACAGTCCACGTGGATCATTATCTTTGTAAAACAATCCACGATTCTTAGGATCAATTTTGATTTCGGATAAAGAACCGATGAGTTTTGAATTAACGGTGATAGTATCTTCACCGTCAAAATAAGATGCAGTTAATGTTTCACCAGTTGCGAATAAACGATTAATATTGGAAACAAATAATTCGATGTATTGAATACCCAATGCTCTATCTACAGAGCTTACTACTTTCTCAACTATAGCCGTAGCATCTGAAGTTGTACCACGTATTTGAGTTTTTACTAAGTTGAATATATTAGGATCGGCAGTTTCAACTCGTAATGCTAATGGCAATACCCATTTACCATCAGATAATTTTAGAATGTCATTAGAAGGGAAATAAATGTCTATGTTTTCATTATAAAGAACTTTAAACAAAAATTTAATAGAATCTGGTGTACCTTTTGACCTGTAGAATTGATTAATTGTCTTTAGAAACTTAACATCGTCTAATAGAATCTCTTCCGGAAAAGAAGGCAATAATTCTTCTTTAATTTGTTTTATAAAATAATCATTAGCTAAATCAATATCTTTAGCGTTTAATAAATTATAGTTTTCGTATATTGGTTTACCACTAGTCTCCATCCACTCATAATATTTCTCCAAAAATGTGACGAAGTTTGGATTCTCCTCACGGACAAATCCAGGTAATTGTTTTTCTACTAGAGGTGATAGATAATTGATAGACATTTACTTTATAGCTTTTAATGTAACAACTGCACTTGTCGGGTCTTCTATGTCAAAAGCCAACATTTTATTTTTCTGTGAATAAAATACTGACGACTTAGGTCTAACGTTAATAGTCATTATACCTAATGCATTATCTATGCCTAAAGGAGCAAAGTCATTTATGGTTATTTTACCTAATAGATAATCTATAGAACCGACAACGCCACCATTTGCTAAAGGTAATAAAACATTTTTTGTACTTTGATTAGTAACTTCATCTGGTTTAAAATAAGAAATTCTAATTTGGCCATATCTATTCTCCAATACAGCCTTAGCTTCTCCTAAAATACCACCGCCACCAGTAATTCTAACAATAGCTGTGGTATAACCAATACCAGGAGTATTAACTTTAATCGATTGCAATTTTGAATTTACAATCACTGCTGTAGCAGTAGCACCTGTACCATCACCAACAATTTCAACTGTAGGTGTTGAGGTATAATTAATACCTGGATTCAATATAGTAATCGATTCAACACCAGTAAATGATGATGGAACTTCTTCAAAGAAACACGATCTCTGAACACCATTTTCATCCATCATTGTGAAGTTAGGTGATGAGTAGAAGTTATCTAGTGTTGTACCTCTTGATAATTCTACACCAAAATCTAATATGTAATCGTTACTAGCATTTAATGTTGGATTAAATCTTTTCGATAAGAATATCTCTAATTCGTTAGAAAGAATAGAATTATCCGAAGAATCAATTGATGTTCTTAATCCAGAAGATTTAAACAATGAATTAAATTTATTTAGGTTCGATGTACAGAAGTTTTGTATCTTTGTTCTTACCGTGTTCTCTAAAATGTTCAAATTCAATAGAGTTTTTGTTGGATCATAGTAAATAGTAGAATATACTTTAATAAAATTATAATCTACATCGATAATTTCAGGACGAACAGTTAAAATACTGATTGGTTTAAGTACATTCTCAACAACATGTTCTTTTTCGGTTGTTGTTAGTTCAAACCCATTTGCAGGTTTTGCTGATATGAATACTTTACCATAAACTGGTGGTTCGTTCTCTTCACCACCCCAAATATTTACGGCATCAAAGTAAGGGTATTTTTGTTGTATTAATTTAATATAATCGTTCTTTGTTACTGCACGATTCTGTGAAGTAAACTGTAATGGTGCGGCAAATTTAATCTCGTCAACAGTCTCACGTTCTTTACCACCAGATGCGGCAGAATTGACAACGATATTAAAGTTTGAATATGAATTTAACGCTTGAGTTGCAACAAAGTCTGAGGATTTGTTTGCATTTTGGCCGCTTGTTTTTAGATAGTTTACAGTTACAACTGCACCGTCAGGTAATTTTTTACCTAAGATATCGTCACCAAAATAAATGTCATAAGTTTGGTTTTGACTTTCTTGTAAGTAATAAACTTCAGATGTGGATGTTACTGATAAAATATCCGTAGCTAAACTATAGATTGACGATTGTGTATTTGAAACAGACTGACGTACAACTACAGTTAATGTAGAGGTATCAATGTTTGCATCGGGTAGATTGAATGATTGTTTAGGATTACTTGATTCGCTGTGAGTAAACCCATAAGTTACTAATTGCCCTTCGTAAATATCTAAATCACCAAACACAAAATTGTTTGCTGTTTTTTGCACAACTACATCTTCTAATGTGACAAACGTATAGGGAACACCATCGATGGCATTCGAAATAAACTTATAACCTCTAGGTAAAGTCAAAGATTCTGGAGTAGATGAGGCAGTAACAACGGTGAAGTCGATATTTGCTTTTGCGGCTGCAACTGATCTTGGAGTATAACCTAATTTTTTAGCATGAGCAACAACTGAATTTCTCAATAATGCGGTGTGCATGAAAGATTCGTTAGCAATCATGTTTAAATAATACGCATTGTAGTGAGTATTATATGCTAAGATATCTAAAAGAACATTTAGACCAGCACCTTCGAAATCGTAATCTGTAAATTCACTTTGTTGTTTTAAAAAGTTTTTTAAGTTGGTCTTAATCTGGTCAAAATCAAGTTCCGTTACTTTTAATCTATTTGCCATTATCGTGCTCGTTCTAGGAAGAAATTAATTGTTATTGGCTCTGTTCGGTTGATTATACTGAAATATAATTGTACGGTAAAACCATTATTTGTATAGTCTGGTATTACAGTCGTTCCAATTACATTTACTCTAGGTTCAAAGTTTGCGATAGTCTGAGTTATCTCACGTTCTATCATAATTGCAGTCACGGCATCTATATTTTCAAATAACAACTTACGAACATTTGAACCTAGGTCTGGATTGAAAGGTCTTTCGTAGTGGTTTGTCAATATTAAGTTCTTAATCGAATTGATAATAGCAGTATCATCGACAAACGTATTGACGTCCTTTTTGATTGGATGAGCAGTAAAGCTCAAATCCAAGTCTTTATATCTCTGCGGTATTTGGGTAGTTACGAGTGCCATGTCTTATTTATTCAGGTATTTGCCAGAATATCCTTTAATTTTTGAGTTCCTGTCAAATTAACCATTAAACTTTGACCTGCCGAAACGGTATTTTTTATGCTATTTAAGAAAGAATAATCAGATTGTAAACTCTTGCAAGCCAAATAATGATTGTAATCGGCAGTTCTTCTTTGATTTAACAAAGTATTTGCTGTATTAATATGTACATTAATTGCAGTAATATCTCCTGCGTTCATAGTACTCACAATACCTACAATTGAAGAAACTATATTTGCATAATCAGAACCTAAGATTCTGGCATTTGATGATATCTCATCATTTATAAACAAACTAGTAAAAGCACCCATAACTATAGATTTATCAGTAACACCATCAGAACCAGCAACAATATTGAATGCTGATGTAGTTGTCGATATTACCATCGATTGATCTGGATAAAATACATTTGATATAGAGTTGGCTGCGGTTAAACCTGACATTCTATTTGTATGTTCTGTGAAACAAGTTATCTCATTAAACAATCCATTTGCAGCAGCAGACAATCCTGCAATCTCTGTAGGTATTGTGGGAAAAACATTACTAGGATCATTATTAACAATTGCAATAATAGAAATTACATTTGCGCTCATGGATCCTACGTTTGCACTTACAGGATTAAAGAAATAATCATCTCTACTAACAGAATTATTGGCCAAATCATCTTTTTGCCAAGTTGCAACGCTAGTTATGTTTAGATTTAAATACTTGCGATTTGCTTCACTGATGGTAATAATATCACCAAATTTATCAGTATCAAAATTAACAGGTACTCTACTAGATACACTCATTTATTTTCCTTAAGCCGCTGCTGTGGTGGCACTTGTAAACCCAGCACCTGGTTCTACACCGCCATGTAAGTGAGAATTGTATCTACTTCTTAGAGTACCCAATGTACCGCCCAAATCAGCTATGATAGCAGCATCAACAATTCCTGGAGAAAATAAAGAACCAGTTGCGATTGATGATGTGCATGTCATAAAATTAGTTTCTAAAGCCTCAGTTTTAATGTTAATTGCATTAATCGTAGGAACATCCAATTGAATTGCTCCAACAATAAAACCAGGGGCTGGAGTATTTAAGTCTGCCGGAATTCCTCCTATACTTAAACCTCCCATAGTAGCAAGACCCATAATCGAAGTTACTTTTTGTGATGATGTAATATTTTTTTCAGCGTGTATGTCACTTTTAGTAGCAATTTTACCTGTTACATCTAAGTCACCATGCACTTGAACTCCCTCAGATGATGAAAGTGTTATATCACTTAACAAACCACCTACAGATAAATCCATATCACCGGAAGAACTTACTGAACAATCTCCAGCAACATATGTTGTGGAATCTCCTCGAATTTCTTGGAAAAAATCTCCATCAATACGTTGGACATAATCACCTTTAACATGCATTGTACAATTACCCTCAATGGTAATGTTACAATAACCTTTAATTAATACATTTTTATTTTTAGATATAATTTCATATCCATCACCTACAATTTTATGTACTTCAGTACCGTCATTCTGCACTTCTGTATAAGAACCTGATCGATGTTGTATTCGGTGATGTTCATATTCAGGTGTTGAGTCCATATGAAATGAACTGCCTGATGGTGTTTGTGCTATAACTTTATTGTGAGGATGTTTAGAATATTTTAATTGAGATTCGGGTTCAATCCACGTTTCAATACCTTCAGGTCTATTGTCAAGATATGTATTGGTATTAATTGTCATAATTTTATATTAAGCTTGAAAGGTTGTTAAATCAGTAGTCATGTTTTGAGATAATATATCCGATTCTACATCTGGTGAAGATATTCCATTGAAAAAATCTTGTGTTGCATTTGCTGTAGCATCAAATTGATCTTGCACGTTTTGAAATGAATCGGAGAATCTATCTATAATTGTTGGAGGTTGTGTATCACTCACAATACCACTTACAATACCACCAGCAATTGCCGACTTGAGTTCTGAAATCAATTCAGATGCACACTGAGCCACAATAGATGCAAGAATCGCAGGTAAAGATAATATCCATTTTAAAATTTCTGCGGCAAGTTTAATCAATTCTTGTATTGCCGTAACTAACTTCTTAATTATCTTTACAAGTTTTAGAATTCGTTTTAATTCTCTAGCAAACTTTCGTATTTTATTTCGTATAGTTTGCAATAATGGAGATGCAGACTCACTAGCAAAAGCAGCTTCTAATTTATCACGTATTGCTGCAACAGCTTGTCGAACTAATAAAACAAATTCATAGATTGCTTGTTTTGTTGATTGTGATATACTACAAACATGCACTCTATTTTTATCTGCTAATTCAACTGTTGAACCTTTATATGCAGGATTGTTATTTGGATTTCCATTACCTCTATCTAGGTCAGATGTACTAGACATACTTTTGGCAGCTGAAGCTAATGGAGCAATAGCACCACAACCATGAAATTGAGATGCACTTGTAATTGTTCCGTAAGGTGATGTTGGATCTATGAGTGCTTCAGCAATAGAAGGAGTTACACCCCAACCAGGATTTTCATTTCTCGATAATAATATTTTTATTTGAATGTCATTAAATTTGTAAGTGGAATAATTATTTAAAACATTTTTGATGTAATCATATCTCGACTTTTTCTTATCTTCAGTTGTATCAATTTCTTCATAAACTTTTCTAAGCGTTTTTTCGAAGATAACTAATCCAACAGGATCTCTATGCAAATCTTCCCTAAGTTTCAGCCAATTTAAATCTCTAGGAACACCAGCTTTATACAACTCTTGCATTGCGATTGGATAGTGTTGCCAAACTTTTTTGTAGTAATTATTAACAATATTAATTGATGTGTCATTAGCCGGCAAAGACAATTCACCGGTATATTTACCTTGTACGTTTAAAGTGCCTGTGTCATCAAGATAATTACCATAAACAAAATCATTTAATTGTAATGAACAATTTTCAAAAGCAACAGACCATGGCAAAGAACCTGTAGGAAGTTGTTGTCGATCAGGTGTTTGATCTAATCTACGAACTCTAACTCTTCCTAAAGCTGAAGGATCTTTATTATCTTCAACAACACCGTACCAAAAATTATTAAGTCTATAATCGTGAGCCATTTTTAACCTGATATAGTTTGCATACGTGAGCTAGAATAATATGCATTTTTATTTTCAGTAGAATTAGTCGAATCTGTTACAGCTTCAACGACCACTTCATGCATGTTATTTTTTGCTTTAAGTATATGCCTAGTTGCAGTTATTAAATAGTTTCCAGTTAAAGATTTATCATAAGAATCTTCATCTTCTGATTTATAACCTCTAGTGGGAACAAATACACCAATACTTCTACCACATGTTATATCAAAATCACCATTTAATACCATTTTTATTTGTCTTGTATTCAAAGAGTCGAATATTGCGGATCTTTGAAACTTAATCTTTTCGGTCATTTCTAAAAATGTAATAGACTCACTATCACCGGTTTTAATAAAAGAACTATCTCGTCTCGATGTTTGAAAAGGATGAATTACAATTTTGGAATTAAACATTTCTGTATTTTTTAAACCTACACGATTCTCTATTTCTGTTAATAAAGGACTCTTATTAAGATGATTAGGAATAGTATTGTAATGGTCAGCATAATCTAAATTCTCCACAGTTATGGTTTTTGTTAATGGATCAAACCCAATAAATGTACCAGCATATACACCTTTTCTAACATTGTCTAAAAAGTTATTTTGTTTTTTCACTTCAAAATGTTTAACACCACGCAAATGTTCAAATTGAGTTGAATCACTTAAATTTTTTACTGTAAGATTGACATTGACAATATTAGGTCTGCTGTAAATTTGATTCAATGAGGTAAAATTATACCCATCTCGATTTTCAAAAAACAAAAAACACGGAGAAAGATTTTCATCTAAGGCTTTAGATGCACACCAACGTATCGATTCTAATGGGGTCAAAGTCGGTATAGATATTTTTCTAATACCTTGTGAATCTTTAAAAGCACCTAAATTCTTTGCCGTTATTCCCAAATACTGAGACATTATTCTAAGTGCAGCCTCAGAGTATGTTGTAGTGAATGATTTTGATAGTTTCATTTGTTCAGACAAGACCAACTCTTCTGAACAGAAATACAGAATATAACTTTCACTTGTTTGTGATACGTTTTTCCTCTCACTTTGTTTGTAGATTCTAAATGATTTTTCTATCGACACAAAGTTCTCAGATTTACTAATCTTCATTCGTAATACTTCAGAACCATCGAATAACAATTTCTCAGACAAGTTAACCGAATCTTGTATAAGAATGCTACCCGTAATACATGGTGAATAGATGCTGTCAAAAATATCTATCTCAACATACATTGCTGTAATATCAAGTATTTGCTCTCGTTTGGTTATTATAGAAAGTTCTTCTATAACAAACTGCGAAGGTTGTGTTATTGTAGTTTCACTCATGTCATTATATTACGAAATTCTTGATCTACAGTACCGACAAAATCAGGTTTCAATATTTTAATCTCTCGTTTTGATTCGTTCAATTCATCTTCATATTGATAATAAGTTTTAGTTTCTTTACTTACTAAGAATGTATATACATCACCACTCTGTAATGTATATGTTGATGTGTTTGTTGATGTATTAGCATAAGTTGCAGCATTCACTTGATATGTGACTGAATCGACAACTTGATTATTAGAGTTTTTCTTTGACTCGGTTACAAAATAACCGTAAGTGTTAGTTCTTGCCCAAGTTGTGCCTGTACCAACATTTGAATTATTGGCATAAGAAGCTGCACGATACTTAACATCAATATACTTTTCTAAACTAGTAGAAGGTAAAGGCCAATCTGATAATGGATTAACTATATCGTTCATCAATAAAATAATCCAATGTTTTTCGGATGAGCCATAAAACTTATGTGCTAATATTTCAGGTGTTTCATTCTCTTGTACTGAATACGTATCAAACACCACTGAATTATTTTTAAAATCCTGTTCGAAACTAAAAAACGTTGTTAGATTGGTTAAAGTATCAACCGAAGTGGATTCTTCATCAATATAATATTGTGTTTTAGGATAGTATTTGTAAAATTTTGCCATTTTTTCTACGCAAAGTTATTCGGAATAGGAGTTATTCCAGCATCTTGATTCTGTTGGTTTTCAGATTTTCTAAAATTAGACTTAGTGAGTATTTCGAGTTCTTTAAACTGCAAATTCATTCTCATAGCAACTGGCGTACCTGTACCGCCTACGGTAGGTTTCGATGACAATGTTTCATATGTAGCAAAACCATTCGGTGAATAATCTACAGACATGCTAGTTAATGCACATGTAGATATTCTAGGTATGTTTGGATTTTCTCTACCGTTGTAATAGAATTGAATATCAAATTCAGAAGGTGGTACTAAAAAGAAACCACCAACACCACCTGCAAATTTAGATGAGAGAACTTCTGGTGCTTGGTGAAATTTAAACAATCGAATAATTTCATGCACTTCTAGAGCTTCTCTTTGCGATCTTGGGTAAAACATAAATTCAAAACTAAAACTTCTAAAATCGGGTGTAGTATAAACTGCTTCTAATTGAGGATTAACAACTGTACCAAACGCTCCAGTAGCTAATGCTTTTAATTGAGGGTCTTGTAATGCTGCTGCCAAAAATGGAGTTAAGTTTTGTCCAAGTTCATTGGCAATTTTATCAGCAGGCATTCCTTTAAATCTATTTAATGCTGATGCACCTGCCGCAGCTGCAGCAAGAAGTCCTCCACCAAATCCAACTTGACCATAATTTTGATTTTGTGTAAATGCCAATGTATCTGGCATGTACAATGCAATAGTATCTTTAGTTCTTCTAATCGTTCTCATAAAACCAGCTTGATTTAAATTCGAACGTGATTCTTTTAGAAAACTAGAAGCGCCTGAAGAAAATGAAGAAGCTGTGTCGATTGCTCCGCCAGCCATTGCTTTTTGTTTAGCTGATAATGACTCTGCGTTATTAACTAAACCGGAAGTATAGTTTTGTATTGCTTTACCGGTACCTTCAGCAAGTTTAATACCAGTCTCTAATGCTTGTCCACCAGCATCCGCCACGCTTGTAGAGGTTCCAGCTTCTGCTGCTGTTCTCGCTCTTGAAGCAAATATAGTTGGCTCGTCAGAAGAATATTCATAATCTTGATTGTACTTAGTTTTTTTCTGAACATTAATATGAAATACCATATAATGTCCTTTGTCAGAACTTGTACCAACATCGATAGGATATCTTCTAGATGATGTACTATAATCACCAACGAAATTTGAAGATGATGCTACCTCCAGGTTTCGTTTACTGTCCTGAACGGAAACATCTAAAAGATTGAAAATTGGCATACATAATCCTAGGTTGAATACCTATATTTATACTACAAATTTCTAAATTACCGCAAATGGCACATTATAAACAAGGAAGATATAAAGTAAAAAATAGGCAAAAGTATGCTGGTGATCCTGACAATGTGATCTACAGAAGCTCATGGGAGCTACTAGTCCTAAAGTGGTTGGACGACCATCCAGACATCGTTTACTTTGCTTCTGAAGAGTTGGTCATTCCTTATCTAAATCCCGTTGACGGTAGAGTTCATCGGTACTTTCCAGACTTTATTATTAAGGTAAGAGATAAAAATAACAAGATTACCACATATGTACTTGAGGTAAAACCAGAAGTTCAGACCAGAATGCCCACCCAAAGAAAGAAAACTCAGAAGTTTATTAAAGAAGCCATGACGTATGCGGTAAATCAGGCTAAGTGGAAATACGCTAATGAATACTGTATAGATAAAGGTTGGAAGTTTAAAGTAATAACGGAAAAGGATTTAGGTATTTAATTTCAAACCGGACACCAATATCTATGCTCCGAAGTACGAAAAAAGCAGGTAAATAATGAGGTTGAGATAAATAGATCATGGCAACTATAATAGACAACGTAAATCAAAGACTCTCCAGACTTGGATACATCAACGGTTCGAGAGATGCACGTACATGGCTAAGAACAAAGGTAAACAGTCTCAAGGCGACTCCTAGTGCGTTGATGAGTGATCGTGAGAGACTTAGAAGCCAGAGTATAATAGGTAGAATGTATTTTTACTATTATGACCCGAAGACCAAAGATCAATTAAAGTATTACGATAAATTCCCATTAGTTATACCCATCGAAAGATACGGTGATGGTTTTCTGGGGTTAAATTTACATTACGTTGAACCTAAGGTAAGATTTATTTTATTGGATAAGTTAAGTACATATACCAATAACAAAATGTACGATGAAACTACTAGATTGCGTTTGAGTTATCAAACTCTTAAATCAGCATCAAGTATATTTGAAGCAACACCATGTATAAAAAGATATTTGTATAGTCATGTAAAATCTAGATTCTTAGAGATTAATGCGAATGAATGGGATATAGCTGCTATATTGCCTGTAGAGAGTTTTGAGAAAAAATCAAAAGAACACGTATTCAACGAATCAAGGAAAAAATTCTAATGTCATTCGCACCAGGTTTATTCTTGTCACATGTAAAAGGAAAAGGTGGTTTAGCCAGACCTAACCGTTTCATGGTGATATTGCCAATTCCAAAATACATTGGTAACTTTGTCGAAGCCAGTGTATTCGATTCAATCTTAAATATTCCAGGAGCTGTTGTAACTTCTGTTGCTGAGACTTTGACGAATACATTTAATGGAAATTCAGATGCTAAAAATTATAGTGATCCTTCAATATCACGTTATCTTGGTTTACAATGTGATACAGCTGAATTGCCATCTAAGTCATTAGCTACAAGTGATGTTAAGATATATGGTCCCACATATAAAGTTCCATATCAAACAAACTACACAGAATCAACCTTAGGTTTTTTATGTACTAACGATTTCTATGAACGTAAACTGTTTGATCGTTGGATGGAAGCAATCATGCCACCAGATACAAACAACTTACGTTTCCCTCGTGATGAGGATACTAGATACACAACAAATATAAAAGTTATTCAATATGATGATTATATTAAACAAGTTTATGCCGTAGAATTAATTGACGCATTTCCTACAGCTATTGCTGCACAATCACTGAGTTGGGCTGATGACGGTTTTCATCGTTTATCTGTAACATTCTCATATCAAAGATATAGACCAATATATGCAGGTGAGTATGACATTGGTACAGTATTCCGTGTTTTTGCAGGTGGCCAATTGGAGAGCGCAATAGCAAATATTTTTTAAACTGGAGATACTATGTTACCAAAAATTGATGTGCCTGTATATGAAGCAATATTACCTTCTAATAAAAAGACTGTAAAGTTTAGACCGTTCTTAGTCAAAGAGCAAAAGTTATTGTTGATGGCTTCACAAGGAACTGAAGTCAAAGAAACGATTGATGCTATTAAACAGATTTTAAGAAATTGCGTTTTGAGTGAAGTTGATATCGATACGTTACCTGTATTTGATTTAGAATTTCTTTTCTTGAATCTACGGGCTAGGTCGGTAAACGAAATGGTTAGTATTCGGTACAAATGTAATAATCAGATTACGGATAGTGAGGGTGAAATTAAAACATGTTCAGGTCATGTAGATTATGAATTGAATGTTTTAGATATTAAACCTGAATTTGGTCCGAATCATACCAACAAAATAATGATTTCTGAAAATATGGGTATGGTATTAAAATATCCAACATTTGAGATAATGAGAAAACTCGAATCTACGGATGAGAATGAAATGGTTTTTGAACTATTATTAAATTGTGTAGATTTTATTTTTGATAAAGATCAGATTTATCATAGTAAAGATGTACCTAAAGAAGAGTTGGTGGAGTTCATCGATAACCTACAACAAAAGCATTTAGAGTTAATTAAAGAATTTTTTGATTCAATGCCTAAAGTAAAAAAAGATTTAGATTTTAAATGTTCAAAATGCGGACATGAAGATAAAATCACTATCGAAGGAGTACAGAGTTTTTTCGTATAGCTCTTTCCCATGAAAATTTATCAAACTACTTTCAGACAAACTTTGCATTAATGCAGCATCACAAATATAGTTTGACTGAATTGGAGAATATGATACCTTGGGAAAGAGAAACATATATGGCGCTACTGGTAAACTTCTTAGAAAAAGAAAAACAACAACGAGAAGCAGAAAAAAATAACAGAAAGAGATAATCATGGCAAAACTGCCCGATTCATTTTATAAAGATATATCAAAAACATTTAATACTGCAAAATCACTGGACGATGTACGTTCAGGATTTAGTTCGGCTTATGCTAAGTCGGTTAAACAATCATTAGGTATTTCTAAGGGCAGTTTTTTTGATAAAGTTATAGGTTCAAAGTCTGATAAAAAATCTAGCGCTGTTGAATCTATAGGATCTTCTAGTGTGCGGGTATTTGCAAAAAATTCAATGTTCTTGCCTGTTATTGCTAAAGAAATGAATATAATGCGTCAGAATATTCAGATGTTGGTAAAGAAACAAGGTTTGACACCAAAGAATAAATCAGATTCTTCATTGTCATCAACAGGACAAACATCGACTGTACCTTCAGCATCTAGAACCGGTAAAAAAGGAAGCATTTTTGGAGGTTCATCCGATTCAGAAGATAATTCAGAAAACAATTCTTCTATGTTCGCTGGTATGGGTGTGCTTCGATTATTAAGTAAAGGTCGTCTTTTATTACCAGCACTTATTGGTTTACTTAGTGCAGGTTATCTAACATCAGTGTTATATAGAGCATTACCTTTTCGAAAAATAGCTTCAGACTTTACTAAAATATTTAACGATGCTCTAACTGGAATGGCACAATTTTTTGGGTTAGATGGTTTTCTGGGTGATACTATAGAAAAAATAAGAAAATTTTTTGGTATGAAAGAAGATGAGGGATTTTTAGATGCTATAGCAAGAAAACTAGACGAAACTTTTAAAACAACTTTTTTTAGTAATAATTTGAATAGAGCTGGAAATTTAATACGTAATGCTGCAGAAGATACAGTAATATTTTTAAAAAATGCTTATTCTTCTATAATGAAATATGTCTCCGCAACGATGATGACTACAGGTGATATTATGAATGCTTTGAGTAAAGATGTTAGAAACTACCTACTCATTTGGTTAGATTCTAATCGAGTAGAACTATACAGTGTTATGGGTGGTGTTATTGGTGCTGTTTTGGGAACATTAATACCTGGTGTAGGTACGTTAATAGGTGGAACCACAGGAGCATTGTTTGGAAAAACTAAAGGTGAATGGGATAATCATGAACGAGATAGACTCATTAAAGAATATGGAAGTGCCGAGGCAGGAATGGCTAGAACCGGATTAGCTTTAGCGCATTTACCTGGATTATTGAATGCTAAAAATAATAAAGATTTAAAAGATTCAGCGCCAGTTAGTTTTGAAGAAAATAGAAATTGGCTTGCTGATTATGCGAAGATGACTGGTAGGGAATTGAGATATTTTCAACTTTTAGAAAATGGTGGACAACTTAATCTTGGTTTTTTCAGAAAAGAATATGAAGCTTATAGTGATACCAACCGGTTATTATCAATTGCAGCTTTAGCTAAATCCGGAACTCACGAATTAGAAAAGTTTGATGTTGTTAAAAGACAATCTGAAAATCTTAAAGCTGCTGAACAGATGTATCCGCAAGAAAAGTATCCTACAAGAGTTCATCCTGTAAATAATCCTGTAATGCCAACAGGTACACATGTATTCGGAGCTGAAAGACCTAATGCTAAAGGAACAGGAACATATAAACACGGTGGAGTAGATTATCTAGGAAGCATTGGCGATCCAATTTTTGCAATGCAAGATGGCATAGTGCAACTTAAAGAACAAAAAAATGGTATGGGTAAATACATCGTTATTAAAGGTGCAAATGGATCAACCGTATATGGTCATATAAGTGAATTCCAAGTTAAAAATGGAGAATCTGTTACATATGGCCAACAAATTGCTAAAATGGGTGATACTGGAAATGCTAGCGGAAAACCTCAATTACATTTCGAAGCATACAGTGGTGACGCTTTCACGAGCACTAGATTAGATCCAACTGAATTCCTCAAAGGCCTTCCAGCAAGACCTACAATGGAAAGTTCTGCGGGAAATAAAAACAGTTTAATTTCAGATGTTACTCAAAGTGCTGAGAAGAATTTTATCGATCCGTTGGTTAAGAAGTTTGATGAAATGATTGCAGCATTCATGGCGAAAGATACCAATGTTGTTGTCAATACTTCTTCTGATTCTGTACCTGCTGAACCATACAGTGAAGAACAACTAGCAAATTATAAACTCTCAGGTATCAACTTCTAAAAAAAAGGAACCTTTCGGTTCCTTTTAATCTTACTCACTATCAGCTAAAGATTTGAAGTAATCTAATTCATCATCTTCATCTAAACTAGGAGTTGATTTAGCTTTTGGTATTGTAGCCTCTACCTCAGCAGCTGCAAACTTACGTTCAACAGATGTAGGTACAGATTCTTGTGTTACTCCACCCAAAACTTTATCAAGACGTTCTTTTAGTTTATCAGCAGATTTGAATAACTTAGGATCAATGAACTCTTTCAATGAATGTTCAGATTTCCAGATTGCTTCTAACTTAGCATCATCATCAAATAAAGCACCTGATTTATCAAACTCAGATTTGTCATAGTTACGATAACCTTCAACTTTACGAATCTTCAATTTAAAGTTTGCACCTTCCCACATATCGAATGGGTTGATTGGAGATTCATCAGCGAATTCTGGATTCATCGCCTCATCAAGTTTATCAAAAATCTTCTTACCAAATTTAAACAGTTTAACCTTGCCTTCATTTTCGGGATTTGAAGGATCAGAAACAATATAAACGTTAGCAATATAATTTAATTTACGTTTTTGTTTACGAACGATTTCTTTGTTCGCTTCGATGCCTGAATTCCACAAACCAGAATTATGGTCACAAACAGGACATTTTTGATTGATTGTAGTTAAACAATTATCGATGAACCAACCACCAGGTCCCTGGAAACCATGTGAGAACACACGAACCCATGGCAATGCATCATCACCATCAACTTGAGATTCTGGAAGAAAACGGATAACGGCCATACCGTTACCTACTTTATCTACTGATGGCTGCCAAAAGCGATCATCGTCTTTACCGCCTTCGGAGTTTTGTGTGGTTGTTTCGAGCGCTTTCGTGAGTTTTTCCATGTTGTCACGATTGCGTTTTAGATTTGCAAATGATGTCATACGTATTTTCCTATATTAAATGTATAAACGGATTGTCCACAATATCATAATATAATTTACTCTAGTTGTCAACTAGAATTCAGATTCCTGCCTCGAAAAGAATGAAACAGGAGTTAAAAATTCCACAGATTCAAATGCAAATGTTCTCTTACCTTTCATTGCAGTATGAAACTCTGGTGTTTTATTCGGATGAAACTTACCAACAGAATGTTCTTTGTCTTTACCTGGAAATCCACCTTCTTTAGTTCCATGTAATGTTGCATGTTCTGAATCGTGAGGCTTATGTAATATAGAATCTTGTCCATATTTCTCGCCATGCTTTTTCAGAAAGTTTTTCAAATGACCTTTATCATCACCTTTCTTACCAACTACCAAATAAGAATGTTCATCGACTGGTCTAGCATGTTCAGTTCCATGATTCTCAACGTAACGACCTTTTACTTTAACAAAACCATAACCGGCCTTGCGAATATGACCTTCTAATTCCTTATTACGTGATTTGTTCTCTTCAGCAGTATTCTCACCACGATGAGCAGTAATCATACCAATATTTCTACCTTGAGTGTGTTGATGTACACGTGCGAGACTAGACTCGTTGAATAAAGTTTTAAAAGATTTCATATTACTTCCTCCTAAGTCTATTTATATTACCAGAATAGACTTCAACTTCTGTTGATATTTTGGCTTATCATAATTAAGAAATAGTTTATATTTTGTTAATTTATGGTAAAAGTTTGGCCATTGTATAGTGTCATTTATCTTCTTACACCACATCGGTAAGAAACCTAATATATCTGATAGAATAATCAAAGTCTCAATATTAGTCTCTTTACGAAAGACCTTACTTAACAGTATAGGATAGTTATCAGTATTTGTCAATAGGTCGTTAGGGTTCTTTACCTCTTCAAATAGATTACGGCAATCGTTCTCAAAAGAATACATCAAACTCTGTTGAATCTTTTGCCGACTTAGATAGTTTTGGTGTGCCTCATCTTCTAATAGTTTGCCGATCCAAACATTAGAATCAATGAGAAAATTGGCAACTAGAAAATTAACATATTCATCCTTCTCATACCGGCGGGAAATTTTATAGTAATGATATTTGTCTTTTCTATTTTCAAAAGACTCAATCGATACGTTTGTTTTCCCGCCGTACTTAAAATAGTTGTATGATTCTTGAGTGAAATGTAATTTTAAACTAGTGTATAAACAATAGGCTTCATAACCAGTCATATAGGTAGTCTTGCAGATTTCTCTTTCAGTAAGTTTAAGTTTTGTGCTTGAAACTCTATTTTACTTTTTAATGATGAATTAATCAAGTTAGCAGCAACTTCAATTTCAAGTCCAGTTTTCTTGCAATGTTCTACGATAGCTTCCAGATACGTGTAATCTGTTTCAGCCACCAGTATCTCTATCTCTTTAGAAAACTTATTAGACTCTTCTTTAGTTGCCATTACTTGACCACCGCATTGTATAATTCCATGAATTGATCCTGTACTGCAACCTCTTCATCGAAATTTTGTTTATGATATACTTTTACCATCTTGTTCACGACACGTTTTGGTAATTGTAGTTTATCACAAATATCTTTTACTGCTTCTTTAATTAGATCACGTTCCGCTTCCATACGTACCAATGAATTAGAACACTCTTTTAAAACTCCTAACAGTTTATCACGGTCTGCTGGATTTGAAATTTGATTAATACTAAACTGTTGTACTGCCATAATATCTCCTTAATTATTTCTTACCTGTTGGTGCAAATGAATGTGTTATACAAATAATGTCATCATTAGGTGCATAAGAACAACGAACAGCTAAAGGGTCAACGTCTTTCGTTATTGCCTTTTCAATATTCTGCGACATCAATTCACGGTCTTTAATCTTGTAATGTGTAAAAGAAAAAATAACAAAACAGACAATGATTGTTACACAGATATAAACAATGTTATTTACTTTAAGTTTATTATCCATGTTTAGTCCTAGATATCTTGACATAAAAAATGTGCCTTCCAATTTTTCGAGTGGTTTTCATATTGTTCCATGTTGGCTTAATGTAATCAGCGTGATAGAATAATGCACCTCTGGTTACATCTTCAATACTATCTTGGTTAATATAAACTCTTGTTGCGAGTTCATGAATTTCATTATATAACGAATTCGACTCTCTTGTCAAGCGCTTTTGTTTCTCAATTGCCTTAGGGTCACAACGCCATGAGAATTGGCATACACCATTGATCTTTTGGTTAACAACACCACATACGGTGTTTGGATAATTGTCATTATTCATACGATTGAATGTGACTAATGCTACAGCAATTTGACCTTCTTTTGGTTCTGATGCTGATTCAAAATACATGTTTTGTGCTAAACAATTAATTTCAGCTTGAGAAGTTTTTCCCAAATCGTCATAAGTCAGTTTTAAAGGTAATGGTGTATCGTTACCAAAACTCAGTGAATATACCGATATAAGCGAAGCCGACAATATAGCAAGTAAAGTAAATCTTAAATTCATTTGATTCTCCTGTTGTGTAGGATGGCCGAAGCCACCCCTCCATCAAGTAGATTTTTTGTTTGGTTTATCTACAGTTGTATTAGAAACAAAACCATTAAGCGTTTGAGCTTTAGCAATGATATCTGCTTCTGATGGATAAGTTGGAAATACTGGATGTTCTGGAACAGGTTGACCGTTTAATTTGGCCACATCTACTTTCACGTTCCAGTCATTTGATAGGCGTTCTTTCTCGGAGAAATAATTCTCCATCAAAAGTTCTTTTGCCATTCTTAGAAGTTCGAGGCGAATCTCGAACGGTGTTAAATTACTCATACTATCTCCTGTGTTGTGTGTGAATACTGGCGGTTTGTGTGTGTTGCCAGTCTTTTATTTAGTCATTTTAATCCCATAAATTTTGATAATACTTACCAAATAAACGGAAACCATTTTGTACACGTTTATAATTGTTTTTCCAATCTTTATCTATACCACCATTATCTTCATCGATTTTATATTCGAATGCAAAAATCATTTCATCTAATACCCAGTCCCAACGATCATGTATATCACATTGAACCTTTTGTAAATCTGGTTCACGATAAAAATCAAATGTATATTGTGATTCGTAATCCTCGGTAGTTGTGTATCTCATTGATTCTGGAACATCTTCTAGATCAACTAAACCTGAACCATGTTTTTCAGCACGTAATTGTTTTAACATTGGAAGAATGATGACAGCTAATGTGCCATCCATATTCCAAGTATCCCAACGGTCTATTTTAACATATTGAATTTGAGGATGAATGAAGTTCAGAACATTCTGCAATCCGGTAGAGAATGGTAATATGATTTTACTCAATCGATCAATGAGTGGTTCATCATATTCAATTTCACGCCAAAAGAAAACTTTTTCTAATATTGTGTAAGGTGATATCCAATGATTACGATAATTACTATAATAAACCTTCATCACATCTCCTATAATAACTTAAAAAGTTTTCTACCTAAAGGACTAATAGGTGGCTCTGGTTCGGGTTCTTTACCTGTAAGTTCTCTAACCTTATCTACCAGTTTTTTTGCCAATCCATTTCTACGATACATTGGTTGTACAAAAATATACTCAATAGCTCCATTATTTTTAAATCTCACAAACCCCAATGTAGTATTAGGATTTGTGAGAGTAACAACACCGTCAGTTACAATAGTATCATATTGTAGATTAGGTGTTTTGTTCGGCTTTGTATGCATCAAGAGTTTTCTTAAATTTACCAGCATGACTACGTTCAGCCTTAGCTAGTGTTTCAAACCAATCAGCAATCTCATCGAAGCCTTCATCACGTGCAGTCTTAGCCATACCGGGGTACATATCAGTATATTCGTGAGTTTCACCACTGATAGCACTCTCTAATGCTTCAATAATATTTGTTGCAGGAAGACCTGTCTCTGGATCACCAGAACCACCATTAACTAAGTATTCCATATGACCATGTGCGTGGCCTGTTTCGCCTTCAGCTGTATGACGGAAAATATTAGCTACATCAGTCGCACCGGCAATATCTGCCATGTTTGCGAAATATAGATAACGGCGATTTGCTTTAGATTCACCAGCAAAAGCTTCTTTCAAACATTCTTCAGTTTTTGTTCCTTTAACTTGCATTACATCTCTCCTATAAAATTATGAATAACACATACTACGATAATATGTATCAATTGTCAATACATTTTTGATCTATTTTTCCTATTGTATTTTTTTATGGAGATAATAGAAAAAAAATAGGACCCGAAAGTCCTATTTTGGTTATTGGTTTACAAGGTTACCACCCCCGGCTTAGCCTTAAGCGGCTAAAGCGTAACTTTCATCGTTTGCAGTTACTAGTTTTGCTTGATTTACGGTCATCGCCTACCGTGTTGTCCATATCCTTACTCTTTACCCTGTCGAGACCAGATCAGCCCCATCAGAAGCACACAATCCCCACTAGAGCCCTAAGAGGTTTCTTTCATCTAGGACAACTATGTGCTTCTGGTGGAGCTGGGCGGAATCGAACCGCCGTCCAGAATACTTTTCATTCAACTTCATACAACAATACCTTTATTTATTCGTCTCTACCGCCACTCTCACCATATAACCAATACAAATATATTCCGACAAATAGTACAACGAATAAAGAACCTACTATCAACCAATCCATTACATCACTCATTTAAGTCCTCATATTTTAATTTTGCCAATATGTAATCTTTAACTAAGCTACTTCTAACAATATCATCTGGTGTAAATTCTATACGAGTAAATGCACCCATGTGATGTGCAATATCAAAAAACTTTAATAGACCTGATTTGTCATTGTTCTTGCGTAAATCTGTTTGACGATAATCGCCACACCAAATAATCTTTGAACGATAACCAACACGAGTCATTACCGTATCGATCTCTTCAAAATTCATATTCTGCACTTCATCTACAATAATGATAGCATCATCAAAACTCATACCACGAATAAATGATGTTGATATGAATTGAATATGACCTTGTTCCTCTAATCTACTCCAAGCATCTTTACGACCAAAAAGGGTTTCACAAATTTGTCTGTAAGGTTGTTCATAGATTTCCATCTTTTCACCGACATCACCAGGTAAATGTCCTATCTCCCTAGATTGTACAGCTGAACGAACAACTATTATTTTATCAAATGTGTTAGATTTGTCAAGCACTTCTTCTAACGCTTTGTATAAGGCACAAAATGTTTTACCTGTTCCTGCAACTCCATGTAAGGCAACAAAATAATCACCTTGCTTATAAGCATCAAAAAACTTCTTTTGGTTTTCCGTTAACGGTTGGAATGTTCTTAAATCATCGATTCGCACCCTCAGAGTATTATTTCTTGTTTTTAATTCTGTAACTTCCGTATCAACCGTTTTTAATGCTGCTTTTCTTGACATGTGGTCTCCTAAGTTTTTACATATTTCATCAACTCCGTAACATAATCAAGTTTACTTCTCACGAAAATTTGTGGCTGTTCATTCTCTACGGCAATGGCAACCACAATTTTATCTATTGGCCTACCTGTTCTTTCTTCAAACATAATGGCATAAGCAGTGCATTGCATGAAGTAATTTTGGATGTGACCTTCTTCTTTCAATTTACTAGAAGTTTTAAAGTCAATAATGGATAATTCACCATCCCATTCTGCGATACAGTCCACACGGCCTGCTACTTCAAGTTCATCTGAATACAATGCTTGTTCTAATGCGTAAATCTTACCTATATTTTTATCTAATTCGGGTTTTAATTGTTGAAATAATGCCTTGATATTGGGCATTAATGATTTGAGTTTTAATGGTGTGTATTCATTAAGTAAATACTTCTCACAAACCAAATGGAGATTAGTACCTCTTGTCGAGGCCTTAGATGATATTCTGTTTGCTTCTTCATCACCAACTCGTTTACGCCACTCTAGTATAGCTTTCTTACTAAATGCGGATAAAACTGTGGTGATAGACCTGTATTTGTTTCCTTTAGGTGTAGTATAAAGTCTACCACTTTCGGTAGTTACTGCTTCAAGGTCATAATCTAATTCAGGAATTTTTATAAATTCAAATGTCAAGATACTCTCTTTGTAATTTTGTCAACATGCTTTTTCACAATCTCTTGTGTTTTAACCTGTTTAATTGATTTTTTACCGTATCGTTCACCTACGGTACTAGTTGGATGGGCTTCTGCAACTTTAGATAAAACTTCTTTCCAAGTGTTATCAGTTTTCGAATCGAGACTACCATTCATTGATACGATATTAATACCGTCATGATATCGTTCAATGTTTGGATGTTCTGTCATGTAGGTGTCATATTCTGCAATTTTCATCACATGTTCAAATACTTCACCTGTTTCTTTATTTCTTAATGAATATGTTGGCATAATATTATTTAGTAATGTACCACGTAGGAACAGGTCTTTTTTTCCAGTTCGCTAAGTGCGTCTTATTCATTATATAGTAATTTTTGTAGGAAGCAATAGAATCGCCAGAAATTTTACAATCGTCAGGCATTGCAGGTGTTGGTTCAGTGAAAGGTTTATCCTTGTTTATATTTGTTGGTATGTTTTGCAATGCACCAGTTAAACCACTACCTTGCACTTTATGTACTCTGCCATAACGATAGGTATATTCAAGGCACAAAGCTTCTAGTAAATTTTGTAACCAAACATAGTTTGCGGAAGATTGCCTAACCCAAACACATGAAGGATGATTGATATGAGTAGCACTGTATAGAATATTGTCACGATCATCACCAATAATATATCGAGTGTTTTTTCGGCCTGTTTTACTAACACCAACAATGGGTATACCATCAATAACACGGTGAGCAGTAGAAAGTAATTGAGCATATTCGAGAATCATCTTAACGCAATGTTTATCATTGTGCATCTCGGCACATCTATTAACATCATTATCTAGGTAAAATATATTCATATATAAAAAAACCGGCGGAACTAGCCGCCGGAAAAGAGGAAAGACAACGAATGAAAATTAATCAACAAGTTCTGTAACTTCAATTTCATCAGCAACAACTTCTTCAACTACAGCCTGCACAGGTTGTAGGTCTTGCAACTTCTTAACGGGTGGCAAAGCAGAAACTTTTGCCGCTTTAGCCGTTGATGGTTTGCGTACTTTAACGCCAACACCAGCAGCAGTGACATTGTTTGCAGCCATGTACTTGCGTACAGTTTCAGGATTGGTTATCTGATAACCAACAACGACACGACCATCTTTGATCGATTTAACGACACCGCCAGCAAACTTCTTAACGTGCCAGATATAAGTCGAAATACGATACAAATAAATTTCACTACCTAACTTCTGGTCGATTTCTTGCTTAGTAACAACTTCGCCAGATTCTAACAGAGTCAACAACTTCTCAAAAGGTTGCAACTTTTTTACAGCAGGAGCTTTAGCATTTTTTGCCATATCAATCACCTCATCATAATAAATTAATAACATACAACAACTCATTTGCAGGTACAATTATATCACTGCCGTGGCATAAGTCAAGCACTGTTGTATTTTTACAACACTTCATTTTTACGACCTAAGCCAGCAGGATTCATACCTGATGTCACATAAACAAGATTACTTTTATGCAACGGTGCAACACAGGAGGCAACGTGATCCACGATCTTCCTGTCGCTTTCCGACATGGTCTGATAATCTTTCATCACACCTTTGTAACCACACGCACCAGTTACGCCGGAATCAACTGAGGCGTATTTCCTAGGATTACGATCTTCTGGTATTGACAACACCGGAAGTTTACTTTTTCGCACTAATGTTTTTTTGACAACATTATTGCCACTAGGTAATTTCATTTTGTTAACATTGTCCAAGAATTGTTGATAATCTGCTAATTGTTTTTTTGGAATCTTTTTCTTCTTAGAACGAGTGTTCGAGTAAATTATCATAACTTTTTCCTAACAGCTTCAATATGTTTACATTTTGCATGGTACTTGAAACCAATGCAACTACAGGAGAAATGCGATTCATTTTTGACAACAATATATTCTTTGTTATTGTTAACAATTTTGAAACGTCTTATATTGGTTGTACCGCCAGATATTATATTAATGTCAATTATATTTTTGATATTAATAATCTTCTTCGGATACTCTTTATCTGTTGTTTGAATAGTAACGTTATCTGCACCATTCCACTTGTCATTGGCGATGATAACACCTGTCACTTTGATAACAGAATGATCTGAATTATCAAAATAGAAATAGTTGCGAACTTTGAAAGAAAGTTCAACTACTGAATTAATTGTCGGAATATTTACCATATACACATGATATCAGAACCATGTAATATGTCAAGCCTGTCAAAAAGACAATTATCCTTTTAGTAGCTTCTGGTTTTCAGATTCTCGGATATCTTCCTCAAATTCTGAATATTGTAACCTTTGAATTTCTTGTTGAATAAGTGCAGCTTCTTTGTTTAATTCAGCCAAACGCTTTTGTAACAAATCAATAGTGCCTTGTTTATATGACATTCTCTTCCTCACGTTTCCTTAATCGATACATGGATTTATCATGTTTCTTTTGTTTAATCTTTTGTTTGGGTAGTTCTTCTTCCCTACCATTTCTGGATTTAGACTTCTGTATTTTTTCAAATTTATTACCACCCGTAATCATTTCCTGCCTTTTCCTCCTTTAAAAAATGCCGTCAGCCAACTTATAGTTTATCATATCTGAAGCAGTTAACCAATAGTCAGATTTAGATAAAAATTTAGATTTAATTTCCGCTGGTTTGAGTTCACTAAAATCTTCAATAACACTAATCATTCTATCGTTATTATTCTTCGATTCGATCATTCTACTTTTAAGATCATGATATCTACCTTCATAAACATCAGAATGTTGATGTATCATGATACTGGTATGTTGACCTATTAATCTTTCTGTACCTGCAATAAAGATTAAAAATGCAGCACTCATAATTTGACCGATACCAATCGTCTTAATTGGTATTGCAGAATTATACATGATGTCAATTAAGGCAAATGAATGACATAAATCGCCACCATTACTATTAACATACAATGTTAACCACTCAGCATTCTTGGAAATATTTTCACTAACAATCCACTCTATAGCCTTAGAGATATTTTCTTCTGTTATTTCACCAGTAAGGAAATGCACCGGATTCTTCTCAATCACCGTTTCTTTCGTTTCTTCAGTTACCTTAAACTCAGCCATTTTGTTTTCCTTTTTTCTCATACCAAATATTAGCGCTCTTAATAATATCTATTATATCGTATTTTGGAGTGAATGTCAATACTTTGCCGGCAAGAGTAGCATCAGCTACCAAGCGGTCTGGATCGCCCGTTCTTCGGGGTTGAATTGAAAAATGTACATCTTTTTTTAGGTAGTCTTTTATAAGATTGACAATTTGCAGGACACTATAACCTTGACCTGTACCTAAATTTAAGATATCGGATGATTTAGTCTTTAGTAAATGATTACCAGCAAGGACATGAGCATCGGCAACATCAGCAACATGAATATAATCCCGAATACATGTTCCATCCTCAGTGTTATAATTATCACCGTATATCTGGAAATTATTTAGGTTTTGTAATATCCGAGGAATCAGGTGAGTCTCTGGTTCGTGGTCTTCACCCATTTCACCTTCCATATCAGCACCAGCCAAATTGAAATACCTAAAAATTATATGATTTAGTCTAGACTGTTTTATGGCATGTTCAGATACCAGTTTTGTTGCACCATAAACTGAATTGTTCATGGTCATCATACTCATTTCATTTAATTTACCATTATCAGGAAAGTAAACTGCGGCAGATGAAGAATACACGATATTCTCTATACCATGTTTCTTCATCTCATCTAATAATGTGATAGTTCCAGCGACATTGTTTTTCCAAAAGGTAGTTGGATGTTTTTCTGATTCACCAACTTCGATTCTTCCAGCTAAATGGAATACAACGTCAATAGGCACATGTGAAAATAGTGAATCTAACTTCACACCGTCACATACATCTCCAGCTATAAAAAGATCGACATATCTATTAAGTGTGGATTTTAAATCCAACACTATCACGTACCATCCGTCTTTCTTGAGAGACTTTGCTAAATGACTACCGAGATACCCGGACCCACCTGTGATAAGAGCCGTTCTTTTTGTTTCCATGGATAATTACCTTGATATTTTTCTTTATTAACTTCGTTACCTTTTTCAAAAAACTCCCAATTAACTGAATTTGGATTTCCATCTAATCGATAGTTTAATGAATGATTAGCACTACAACTATAATTCGGAAAGTGTTGTTTCAATGCACCAAAGAATTGTCTATCTGCACCCCATTGAGCGTACCATGCTTGTCCAATACCAACTGCAACTTCACGGCGTATAGCGAAACTTGAAGTGTCGATATGAAATACCTGACCATTGAAATAAACAGGCCATTTACCTAATGATTCACAATTATCTTGACCTAGTAATTTACCATCTTTACTGTAAATGTTCCTTAGACTGTATGCCCATTGACGACCTTGTTTAATTTCTTCAACTAATGATTCAACATGATCTGGTTCATACCAGTTATCTTCATCTAGATAACAAATAATATCAGCATTAACTAGGAAAGAGCAAGCAGCATATACTCTATGACCATACCAACCTTTACCTACATTTTCTTCTAAACGAACATATTTTACTTTAGTAGCATCTTCAAGTTGGTGCCAAATTTTATTTTCATGTTCTTTACCATCCATGAAAATGTAATGCGTTAAATCACTGTACGTTTGATTCTGTACGCTCTCTACGCACTGGCTCAGAGTTTCTGATCCGATTGTCGGTGTTACTACGGCTACTTTCATCTTTATTCTTCCTAAAAATATTATCCCAATTATTATCAAACTCTTTCATCGGAATTTCAATTGGTCTTGGTTTTGATCCTTTACTCATAGATTAATATCGGGGAAAGCTTCTTTAACTATTTTGTCAGTCAGATACTTTATACCCAAATCCTTTTTAATAATCTTTACTAAAATTTCAGCTTCTTCATGATATAATGTTTCCAATAAAACAGCAAGCAAATGCTTTTGTTTTGCCGGAGTCAATCCATCAGGTCTAGTAGGATGACCTGAAATGTACAAATACAACTTATGTGCTTCAGTTAACAAATAAGTGTAATTTAAACCCATAGGATCCTTAGAAGGTCTATAGGCAGGCACTTCAACATCAAATTTAATATACGGACTGAAAGTATAAAACAGTAAATCTTTTAAAGCTTTACTTTCATGTTTGCGTAATACTTTTATTTTATCGGCTCGAGATTTTGCAGCTTCAAACTCTGCGAATATCTCATTTACCATGCTAGAACTCATCGAATACCTCTATTAAGTTTTTAAGTCGGTTATTAATCATGTAAGTCATAAAAACTTGTCTCGGTTTGATTTTAGAATCTTCGTAAGTCTGAATAACACTTTCAAACACTGAGGATGGAATCTGAGTCAAGTCAATCATAGTTTCATTACGTTTATAATTACGTAACATTTCATCATTACAAAATTCTTCAGGTGGCGTATTAAGCCATTGAAGCATTTTTACTTCTGTAATTGGTTTTTGACGGCCACCAGTTACAAACACATCATCTTTAGTTAAGATATTAGGAACACCGTCACTTTTATCACCAGAAATAATTAATTGCTTTAATTGAATTTGTGGAAAAGGTTCTTTGATGAATTTCTTCAGAATAGGAGAAAATTGCTCAACATTTGGATATTTCTGTAATTGTGCAAAGTCTTTATCACTCGATAAAATCATAATCTTCTGTTCGTGTGCATATCGTTGAACTAATACACCAATTACGTCATCGGCTTCTGCACCGTCAACATCAATAACCTTGTAAGGAGAATATTGTTTCAATTCATCACGTATTTTATTGAGGCATTCGAATATATTGTTCCAATCGTGACCTGATGATTCACGTGATTTCTTACGGCCTGCTTTATAATGTGGAAATATGCCACGGCGCCAGTAATTACGGTTATCACATGCTAGAATTACTTCCGGTCCGTAAGTTTGCTTGAATTTCTTAACATAGGTTCGAATTGTGTTTAAAATCATGTGTCGAACCAATTCCTCTTCTACTTGTGATTTAGAAGAACCGATCTGTTGCATCAAGTTTGATATTGCCACCTGATTATAGTCAAAAATAATCATTTTATAAACCTATTTTATTTACCTGTAGTAATTATAACATTATGTAAGTTATTAGTCAACCTTTTTACGTCTAGGTTTTCTTGTTTTCCTAGAATCACCTTGAATCTTCTTTCCTGCGGCAATTACACGATCACAGTAAGTTATTATTTTTTTAATTTCTGTTTTATTGAAATTGGAATACCCCTCTTTCAATAATTTATCGGTAGTAGTCAAAACTTCAGAATACCGTTTTTTTTCTTTTTCAAAATAGGCATTTATTTTAGAGGCATGAGGAGATTTAATACCCATAGTATGCATTATACCGTAGGGTTCTGGAATTACCTGAAAATCACTCAAAATCATCTCATCAATTTGACCTTCTAGTTCACCGACACATTCGGAAGCTTTTTGTTTGATTCTTTCTTGAATATTGATAACATTAGAAGGTGTATCGTCAACTATAACGACAACATTTTTCGCTTTTTGTAAAAGTTCCTTCTCTTTTTCTTCAAACCAAGTTTTATGTTCTGCCGGTAACGTTCCTCCGTTAGAAATTATTCGGCAAAGAAACCCAAAAGTAGAAGGTTCCATTTTTAAAGCGCCGGAAATGTCAACTTTGTGTTTTTTCTTGAAAAAAGTCTGAGCGTATTTTTGGGAATCTTTCTTAACTTTATTTTGAGCGTACCAATTCAGCGTTTGAGTGAATTCCGACGCTTCTAATGTAGTGGAAAACTTCGGTTCGGCGCCGGCAAACTTCTGATTAACGTCAGTTATGCGTACCATTGACGATTTCCTCATAATTTAGCGACTCACCTTGTCGGATTTCAAAAATACCGTCAGTAGTTTCTGTATATTTCTTCGAAATTTGAATAGCCATGTTCATTGCACTTGAAAAATTATTAAAAAATGGCGCCGAATCAAAAATTTTTGCAATTTCCGAGCCATTTAAAGTCCAGTCCATCTTCTTATCATCATAGTGAGACAAAAAATTATATAATTCCGAGTTAAAAGCAACTCGAAAACCATCTTTTGTCTTTAGAATATAAATTCCACTCATGATGAAAGTTATTTATACAAAAAAAAGAGGAGAATTCTCCTCTTATGTTAATGTTTTGGCAGGGGATAGAAGAATCGAACTTCTAATAGCGGGATCAAAACCCGTTGTGATACCACTTCACCAATCCCCAACTAATTTTGGAGCGGGATACCAGAATCGAACTGATAACAAAAGATTGGAAATCTCTCGTTTTACCATTAAACTAATCCCGCATTAACCTACACGTACTTCTTTTCTTTCTATTCTTTCACCTGATGGATGTATATACGCTAACATACCATCTGAATCTTTGTATGATACACCAGCCCAATAATAATCTTTATTTTTGAAATAAGCAATACGTTCATCGGTGTAATCATTAACATCAACCTTAACAGTGCCTAACCATTCTTGCCAATTATCATCGGCAGCTTCAGCAATTTTTAATGCATCTGTTTCGTTTTCAGCTTCAACAACATGCATAGTACGATGAATTGAAAGCTGCTCAATAATAAATTTTTTCATTTAAAAGTCCGTATCATAAGTTTTTAAAGAATCCCATCTGAAACAACGCCAACCTTTTACATCAAGATCGAATACTGGTAAAACAGCTTCATTAAATTTCATTCTATTTTCAGCAGATATCCAGTATTCTGAAATAATACTAGGTTTTAAGGTACATAACATCTCTCTAATAGTACCATCTTTCTTTTCAAAAACAATTTTAACTAAACCTTCTTTGATTAAGTCGGTCAAAAGTTCTTTGTTTTCTTCAGTTAATATAAAATTAGTTTGCATTTCTTACCCATCCTTGAATTACAGAATCTAGTTCTACTGTAGCATCTTCAATGATATCTTCTTTTGCGTTCTTCCTAAGAACCTCGAAAAATTCCTTACGTTCATTTTCCATATAAAGTTCTTGCAAATTAGTAAATGTATTTTCAATAGAATCAGTCAATACATCCAAAGAATTTGCCACATCACCAGAAGAAAGCCATTGACAACTACGATTCACCGCTTTCAACAAAGATACACATTTACCTAGTGCATCTATTTCTTCTACCATTCTTTCATTGTAACTATCACTCATAATTAATTTCCTATCTCATTTTGTTTTAAAATTGTAACACGTTCTTCAACATTTGTCAAGTAATCTTTAATCCACTTTTTCGATTGTGCGGTACATTTAACAATGCAACCGAAAAATCCATTCTCAACTAAAGTTTTGGTGTAATATTGTGGATCTAACAATACTGCCTCAAAGTTTTCATCGAGAATTGGCAAACCATCCAAATTTTTAAATATCACAATATGATACAAATTATCATAATGTTCTTTTCGTTTCTTGTGTTTTTTATCATGTGAAAAATAGGAATACATTATACCATATTCACCCTCATCATTAACTTCTGGTGTAAAATAAAATCCATCAAAATCGATTTTTTCTTTTGTCATAGAAAGGAGAATATTAAAAAAATAATTGCAAGTAAAAATAAAAGTTCAAACATGGTGAAATTAACCTTTAATTTATAAAAAAATTCATACTTAGTCCAGCGTTCGTGCCATGGAAGTTTCACATCTTACTCCTGAGTTTACGGCATTCAGATCGAACCTCAATAGGAACATCAGGTGAAAATTCTGATATATCACATGAATAATAAATCTTAACCACATCTTTAGTCAACACTAGATATAGTATAAGGCAAAATATTATTCCTGAAATAAATCCAGAAATAAAGTTCATCACTAAAGTTTCTTCGTAATTATCCATATCGAGTAGAAATTATCTTTTGCATTTCTTTTACTTGTTCACGAATAAAGTGAATGTAAGTATTGCGAGCATTATAACCAGCCATCCATATTTCACGTACTTCTTCTGGATAATAGCCGTCATTGCCATACCCATACTTTCCGTAATACCACTCTTTGAATTGTTCTCTTATCTTCTCACTATTATTCATTCTCTCGTCCTTTTTGCGATTTGTTTATACCCATTCAAATCCGGATGCACCTTGTCTTTTTGCAAGCTTCTTATTGGAATAACAACGTCATCATTTTCAATTGCAATTTCATAAACTATATCCTGCACTCGTGGTTTAATTGCAGGTAAAATCCAAAACACTCTTTGTGCTTTTGCTCTATCTCGAATTATTTCGAGTTCTTTTTTAGTATCTATATTTTTAAGATCGTTCGAACCTAAACTAATGATAACAGTATTAGCAACCAAAGGCTTACTAGAATATTCATTATTCCATTGTGAAGAATTCCAACCACTCTTGGCGTATGATACACACTCTGGTCGGACATGTTTAGTTCCGACCGCAATACTATCACCAATGATTAAGCATTCTAACATCTTGGTTTTCCTTTTTACGAATAGCCTTGTTAGTTTTACGATGAGCACCGGCCTTGCGAAATAATGCCGCAACAACGAATTGATTTCTCTCTTTCAATTTTTTCGGTGCTATTTTCATTATACTCTACCTAAAACTGCGTAAATTAATTTATCAAGTTCGTCATCAAAATTTTGCGACAATCTACGCTTGTGATAAATCTTCTCGATAAGTTCTTGTACATTACCTTGTTGTAAATTACGGCTGGCAAGTTCATCCAATAATTCTTCATCTTCAAAATCTTCCAGTGAAACATTAACTTCAACTTCAACATCTTTAATAATTGTTGGCATTATCATACCCCACTTTAATTAATTCAACCAATTCTGGATCTCTATAATCATATATATCAGGAAGTCCAAGATTGACTACACGTGTATCCAGTTCTAACTTACCTAATAGCTTCGTAACAACTTGTGCATGTTCTGTATCAGCACAAACAACTTCATCAGCCCAAACCAAAAGCCTATCTGTTAGTTCAACGATAGCTAACCGATCATTCGTACCCGCACATCTAGTATTGAAATTGTAAGGTTCTGCCGATAATGTATGAGCTATCGTAGGAGACCTCAACATGCCGGCAGTGCAAACACAGAGGACTTTTTTATAGTCCCCTTGAAATTGATTACTTAAATAACCTTTTACTTGTGTCATAAGGAAGCCGTATCTACCGGTTTATCAGCAAGAACAACGGTAACATCATACGATTTTTTTGCTTTGAATTTTTTCGCTGCGGCCAACTGAGCTTCATAAGAAGTTATTGCCTGAACAGTCGTTTGAAGATTTTTATAAAAACAAACATAAGTAAAGTTTTTCATAATATTATCTCTTGTAGAAGTGAGCATAACGATTTTCAGCACGCCAGTACCATTCATCAGGCGTACACCATTTAGCCATAACAGCCAGATTATCTCTATCGAATTTTAGTGCTTTTTTGGGAAGCCAGAATGTCATCTTAGGATTTTCTGCTACAGCAAATTGAAATGCTTTTGCAGTTTCTTTTTTGATAACAACCGATAAAGCCGTGGAAGTGAAGTTCCAGTTATTACGCCATAAAGTCACTACTTCATCTAAATCAACCATATCGCCTCCTAATCAATCAACAGAGACCATTGTACAGTAATTGTGGTATAAGTCAAGCGGTTCGTAGAATGTTGTTTTTTTGCAACAACTGGTGGAAGTGTTATCTTTTTGACAACTTATTGGTCGGCAACTTCTTGGAAAATGATGGTGTGGGTCATTGCAAAATTGTAAAGTTCATATGCTTTCCAAGAACCAAGGCCACATAACATAATGATAACTGCACCCACGATAGCCATGATAAGACTTTTTATTCCAGAAAAAGCTCCACCAAGATTCAGTGCAGATAGAGATTTTAAGATATTAATAATTTCTTTTAACTTATCCATTATTTCTTCAACATATCTTTAACTAATAAAATAACCTTCTTCATTTCTTTTTCTGTAACTACTCTAATCACCGATAACTTCTCATCATAACTATTTGCACTTTCTAGAAACTCTTTAGGTACCGATAGTTTCTTTTTAGGCTTAAAAGAATTTAACTTCTTTTGTAGATTTTCGTTTTCATCTGACATAGTGAGGTATTTATTACCTCATCTATTTCACGATGCCAAATAAGAAGCTGCTGCTATAAAATTCAAAGCTGCAGCGAATAAATCGAAATAACCCATTTTCTTATTGCCATCTTCGAAACTCATTTTAGCAGCAAACAACATTAACGGTATCATAACTATATTTAAAATTAACCAACCCATATTATATCCTATAAGTAACATTAAAACTCAAACTAATTCTTGGCGCTATGGCAGGTAAAGTTTTGTGCATCAAATGAGATGGAAAAACAATACATCTTCCAGGTAAAGATTGATAAAGCATATTACCAGAATTCAGGCCAGTCAACTCATATAAAATTGGATGTACTGGTTGAAAGAAATGTGATGGATTCTGAAATGCAAAATCTCGTTCACCACCACTTTGTATATAATAAACTCCAGATAATACACTCTTTGGGTGATGATGTAAGTCTTGATAACCACCGATATCATAATAATTTAACCAAGAATTGTATATGATTAAATCGGTGGTATCAATACGATTTTTTTCCGTGTAATGTTTTATGGTTTCTAGTACCTGTTTTTTCACATCTACAAATTCTACCATTTCAAGTATGTCATTCTTTTTATGTACAGTAGAAATGCAAGGAGACATAAAAGGAAATTCCTCATTACCGTCAATAATCTTTTTAGATAACTTAACAAGTTCTATAGAATTTTTTAATTCATGGTCACTATAGGCAATAGTTACAGGAAATATTAGTTCATCATAAACTTTCATTTTGGCAAATCTTTTTTCCATTCTTGTATTTCATTATAACGTTCATATACAGTTACAACGAACCAAACAAATAATAAACAGAATATAGTAGGCAAAGGTTTATTCCATAAACTCCAAAGTACAAACCCTAAACACCACAGCCAAAATAAAATAGCAACAGCAATATAAATTTTATCACCAATGGTTAATTTAATTGCCCATGCTAAATCATTGTAGAGTTCTTTTAATCGATTTTGCATTTTATTTTATTCCAAAATGATCCAGAATTTCATATTCAATATCAGTGGTACCAGGAAAATCCACAGAAATATTATTAGATTCTAATACCTGTTTTCTAGCAACGAAAGCGCATTTACGGACTAACTCTTCGGCAAATGCAAGTATGCTTATCTCAGTAACATTAGGATTTAAAAAATGTTCACGATCATTTGGATCATTACCTGCATAATTAAATATTCCATAATCTACTGCTAATCGATTAATCTCACTACTCATGATTTTATCCTTAATCTAATTTAATAATAAACTCTTTAAAGTTATCAGAATCATCTAATCTCTGAACCGTATATTGTACATCTTTCTCTTCAATTTTAGAATCCCAATTAGAATAACTCCAAGCGTAATGCTTAGTATCACCCTCACTAAATGGTACACTATTACCCCAACCTTTAGAAGTTGGCCAATCTAAACACGCACGAGCAAATAAAGGATTGTATAATCTAAATTTAGATACGTCAGGTATATCTATTAACCAGTCATGTCTCATGTATGCTTCTGGACTAAAATCAAATTCAGGATTAACGTATTGTCTAATAATAGTAACATACATGCCTTCACCATTATTAGAGCACCAATCCCATTTTGTTCTCGATTCACCCAACAACATGTTCCATTGAGCATCTGAGAATGGATCTTTTGGTGGTGCTAGTGTAAAGTTTTGACTATGAATTCCATCACCAACACGAATAGTGTATCGGCGATCTACAGCTATACCTTTTTGTGTTAATTCAAATTGAGCTCTTATTTCACGCATTTTAATGATGTCCTTTCGTATTGAATAATTTGTCGAATTGATCTTGTGCATCGGTCATTCCAGGTTCTACCACAATCCACACTTGTTCACCTTTAGGTACAACAAATGTATCAATCATAATAGTACGACTATCGGCAGAATTAACTCCACTCATTCTACGACCTGCTGGCATCCAATAACAATCACCGGGTCCGGCAGTCTGTATCTTACTTTCACCATCTAAGTATAATGACATTTCACCTGATACTACACAGGTCTGTCCGCCATGTGGATGTACATGAATTGGACTACGAGTACCTTGGTCACGAACACTACGTGATGTTACTATAACCCAACCTGTAGGTTTGCCGGTAGCATCTGTAATATCTTTTGTAATCAATCTCGATTCAAACATTGTCTTAGATGCTTTGTTTGGTAAAGGTTTACCATTAATTCTATCAGACTGTTCGATATTAGGATTCGGTAGTTGTGTTACTGAATCTGTAATTTGACTATTGATTGACAGTAATGCATATCCACCAATACCAATTACACCGACAGTTAATAGTGATGCTAGTAATTTCATTTTTTCTCCTATTGTCCTATCAAAGTTCCATCTTCTATTTCCCAAAATCTTTCTACGGCTTTTTGTGCATAATCTAAATTGATATATTGTCCTAGTAATCTATCAATATTTTCAAATTTCACAGTGGCAGTATAGACACTAACGGATGTACCGAATTTGTGTACTTGTCCTATAATCATTCCATCTTTATCATCGAAATAATATTTGTTAGTGCTTTCATAGTCTTGCCATTTTTTCATTATAAGTTCTCTTCATTCCATTGTTGTAATTTCCACATTGCTGCTTCCTGCGAACGGCCTAGTTCCCATATCATCTCGGTATATTTCTCAAAATTCTCTTTGCGAATATGCATCACGTTATATTCATCATCTAAGACAATACCACACTCACGTGCTTTTTCTTTGAATAGGGGTCTCATTTAAAATGTTCTTTAATTAAATTACCAAGTGCAAAACCGGATACATGTGCATTGCATCCGGCAACCTCAGCGCATTCTTGAATTATCAGTTCAGCAAATTTAGTAAGTAAGTCTCGTCTGCTGCCTTCGGCAAAGTTATTACCTAGAGCAATTCCAGATTCTATAGCAAGTTCTTCGATAAGTTTATTCGTCATGGGTAATCTGCATAGTGCATTAAGTATTCATAAACTCGATAAGGTTCCACAGTCCACAGTTCTTCGGGTGTTTTATTGTCTAATGCTTTATTGGGACTGTTCCACCAATCCTTAGAGTATTTTTTACCAACTAGTGCAACGACCAACACATCACACATTTGCCTAAGAATTGGTTTACTTATCATAGAAATCTACGGACAATCAATTGTTCTTTACATGCCATTATATACTTATGATTATCATTTGTCAATTTTCCAATGATATAACAACCGTTTTTATCGGCAAAATCATTGGCGGCCAAATCTCTTTCAGCAACACTAATTAACACATTGACCAAAATAAAAATAGCCAATACAACAAAGATACCAAAAACTATTTCAAAAATATTATTACTCAACCATTTCATATATTACTCCTTAAATACCATCAAGTGTTATATCATCTACTTCGTACCAATCTTCTTCCGGATTAAAACTAGGGTCACGTTCCTCTTGTTGTTTTATCCATGCATCGGCCGCTTCCGACTCAGTAAACCCACGCAGCACTAAAGCACTCACATGTCCAGTACTAATATCTAAATGGCAGGAACTAACCACAAATATTCTCATTCTTCATCTCCGATATACTCTAACAGTTTATCAATTTCTTCACGACCACATCTTCCAACATCATCGCCATAAGGATAAACTTCCCAGTACGGTTCAATATCACCGTAGATACCTAATGACTCACGATGGTCTAGGTAAACCGACTTTTCTTTACCAGATGGTAACTGGACACGAAAACGAACAACCGCATCACCGAACGGAGGAATAACTTGAATCTTCCAGTCAGCAGGAAATTGGATAAAGGGAATTACTTTGATTTCATCCAGCCATTTCTGTTCTTTTTCTATCTTATATCTTAAATTTAATTCATCGAGGTTCATATCTTCTCCATGCGAATACCGAGTAACTTACGCAACATCCATATCTGAAACTTATTCGGTGGTTTTTCGATATAGAATTGGAAGTACGTATTACTTACATCACCAAAAGTAATCTTGACATTAGGTTCTGGTGGACTATGAAATACTGAATTTTGATTCCTCACTTCATTATTTGTAGATATTTCCAACGCATCTAAAGCTTGCAATAATAATTCACGATCAGCCATTTTAGTCATATTATATCCAACTCCTATCTAAAACGTAGGCTCTTTTACCACGTTCACGCACATCAATCTGACGGTGTTTTACTTTAAGTTTTTTGTTTAATCTTTTTGCACGTGCCAATGACGGTGTTGCAACAAAGTTTCTACCACCACCACCACTTGTTTCTATCCATTTGGTACGAACCCAATAGTTTTTTCTAGGTCTAGAAAAAGTCATTATTCTAATCCAAAATGTTTTAGAATACACTCATACGGATCATGATCTTCACGTAGAGCTATATTGGCACACTCACGAATGATGGCCTCAACGAATCTTTCTCCCGTACCTTTCCAGATAGGGGAGTTATAGATGTTAAAATGACAATCTTCTGCGATTTTATTGATTATCGGGTTCAAAGATTTTACTCCACTTTTTAAGTTTATTTCTTTTGGCGTGTTTAGCAATTTCTAACTTATATGGGTCGATTATACGCTGTTCTATTAATAAGTCAACCATACACAAAAGATCACCGATTTCTGTTTCCAGACGGTGATCGTTCTCATCTAATCCAAATCGAAATATCTTACTAATTACCTGTATAACCTCGGCACACTCTTCTTGAGTAATCACCAAGGTTTCATGCGTCCTTGCGTTTATCATCATTCAACTCCGAAATATTCTTTGATGGCCTCTTCACACTCCCATGCGCCATTACATCTTCCATCATCAGCAGGATCATATTTTGCCTTCCAGTCTTTACGTGCTTGCCGACCAATATCGTCACAAATCTTGGCACATTCCCGAACAATCAACTCAGCGAACTTTTCAGTGGCTTCATGTGAATTTCCTATTCGGCTACTGGGACCCAATAGTCCAGCCTGTTCGGCAAGTTGT